GATGTTCCAACTTGAGCGTGAAGCTAACCAAATCGCCAAAGACACACGTCGCGGCAAGGGTAACATCGTTATCTGCTCGTCGGATGTTGCATCCGCTCTGCAGATGGCCGGTGTTCTCGACTATGCTCCAGCTCTTAACTCCAACGCCCTGAACGTTGACGACACAGGCAATACATTTGCTGGTGTTCTTAACGGACGTATCAAGGTCTACATCGACCCATACTCAGCTGGTGGAAACTATATGACAGTCGGTTATAAGGGTGCTAGCGCATTTGACGCCGGTCTCTTCTACTGCCCATATGTTCCTCTCCAGATGGTTCGTGCTGTTGATCCAAGCACATTCCAGCCAAAGATCGGCTTCAAGACACGTTATGGAATGGCACCAAACCCATTCGCTAAGGGTGCAACTGTCGCTGATGCAAATGCTGCTATCGAGAAAGACTCCAACGTCTACTATCGTCGCGCAATCGTTCTTAACCTCCTATAATAATATTAATAGAGGTAAGTCAAAGGGGGCCTTAGGGCCCCCTTTTTTTATGCATAAATAGGTGATGGAGGTTAAAACATGTCCCAAGTAGACCGCTTACCAGTAAATAAAAACTTTCTTTCACCACTAGGATTTAAGTTCCTATTAATGAAGGCTCCTACTGTTGAGTACTTTGTACAAAACGTCAACATTCCTTCTCTTGGCTTCCAATCAGCCGATGTTCCTACGCCTTTTGTGGCCCTTCCATTTCCCGGTGACCATCTTAGATTTGGTGAGTTTGAGCTAACATTTAAAATAGATGAAGACATGAAAAACTACTTGGAAATATTCAATTGGTTAAATGGGCTTGGTTTCCCAGATAATTTTACTCAATATAAAAACCTCACAACTGTATCTACAAGAGACGGTGTTGTGTCTGACGCTTCGTTAATGATTTTGACGAGCGCTAAAAACACAAACATTGAAGTAAAATTTAAAAATTTATTCCCAATCACTCTCAGCTCAGTTCAATTTGATACAACACAAACTGACGTTGAGTTCGTCAATGCGACCGTATCATTTAAATATCAATCATTTACTATAACGAAACTATAGTTGACTTATTTGTATTAGTTAGTTATTATGGAAAGAATTTATGTGAGGATGTATGAAACTAGACGAATTATACCAACTGTGGGAACAAGATAGTAAAGTAGACCGCTCTGAGCTTGCCGAAGAGAGTCTTAAGATTCCCCAACTTCACCACAAATATTACAAGATCTATACAAACGAGAAGCTGATTCTCAACAGGCTCAACTATTCATTTAAAGAATTGTATAGAAAAAAACACGAGTACTATCGTGGTGTTCTGCCAGAAGAAGAACTTCAAGAATATGGTTGGGATCCTCAACAGATGACTATCCTCAGACAAGATCTCCCAATCTATCTCGAGGCCGACAAAGAACTAGATGCTCTTGAAAGTAAAATTGACACACAAAAAGAAAAAATTGAACTTCTTGAATCTATTATCAAATCGTTACAAACACGTGGATACCAAATTAAATCAGCAATTGATTTTATTAAGTTTCAGATGGGAGCTTAATGGATATTGTTTGTAAGCCGCTAAACGACGTTTATTTGAAAGTAGATTGTGAGCCTGGCATAGCACTAGAGCTTAGTGATTTTTTCACGTTTAAAGTGCCAGGATACAAGTTTATGCCGGCCTACCGAAACAAGTTTTGGTCTGGAGATATTAAGTTATTCAACGCAATGAATAAAACAATCTATGTTGGATTGTTGTCTCATATACAAGAATTTGCAAGACAGCGTAATTATACAGTTGAAATTGATCCAGCATTTGCAGATAGTGAGTTTAGTGTCAAAGAAGCAGAAGACATAGTTAAGAAACTTAAAATTCCTGCATCCCTCAAGCCTAGGGAATACCAGCTCGAAGCTTTCGTTCACGGCGTAAGAAAGAAGCGAGCTTTGCTATTATCTCCTACTGGCTCAGGCAAATCGTTAATAATTTATTTGTTAACACGTTACTTTAGAAGCAGGACACTGATTATCGTACCAACAGTTTCGCTCGTTCATCAAATGTATTCTGACTTCGAGTCGTATGGTTTTTATAGTGAGAAATACATCTATAAGATTCTTTCTGGTGTAGAGAAACAAACAGAGCATCCGGTCGTTATTTCTACATGGCAATCAATCTACAAGATGCCTAAGCAATGGTTCGCTCAGTTTGATGTATGTATTGGTGATGAAGCCCACTTGTTCAAAGCAAAGTCGCTAACAACGATAATGACAAAGCTTGAAAAGTGTAAACACAAGTTTGGATTTACGGGAACGTTGGATGGAACGAGTACACACAAGTTAGTCCTCGAAGGATTGTTTGGTGACGTAAAGAAAGTAACTACAACAGCTGAGCTAATCGAACAGAAGCATCTTTCAGACTTTTCTATTAAGGCAATTGTCCTTCAATACAAAGATGAGGAAAGAAAGCTGTTAAAAGATTACACGTATCATGATGAGATAGAGTGGATTGTATCTAACCAAGCACGTAATAGATTTATTACTAACTTGGCTTTATCCCTTAAAGGAAATACTCTATTATTGTTTAAGTTTGTTGAAAAACATGGTGAAGTCCTTTATAATAAATTGAAAGAGTCAAAAAAGAACGGATTGTTTTTTGTCCACGGGGGGGTAGAGGGGGAAGAAAGAGAAGATATAAGAAAGATTGTTGATGGCAACGACAATGCTATTATTGTTGCGTCGTTTGGTACTTTTAGCACGGGAGTGAATATAAGAAACCTCCACAATATTATTTTTGCTAGTCCGTCAAAGTCTCGAATAAGAAATCTACAGTCAATTGGTCGTGGACTGCGTACTAGTGAAACGAAGACCCGGTGTATACTCTATGATATAGCAGATGACCTTTCTTGGAAATCGAGACGTAACCATACACTCAATCACTTCAGTGAACGAATATCAATATATAACGAAGAGAAGTTTCAATATAAAATATACAACGTAGAATTAACGAAAGGCTAATATGATAGTTCTTTTTAAGCTTGTTACTGGTGATGAGATTATTGGTGAGATTGTAGACTATCATGATGACAAAGACAAAATGATCTTGATCAATAATCCTCTCAAGGTTGTATACCAGCAAACTCCTCGAGGAGTTCCGAACACAGTTGTTGCTCGATTTATGGTCTTTGGTAATCCAAGAAATGTTGTAATTAATGCTAACTCTGTTGTCGCAATATCGGAACCAAGGGATACTTTCATTCACTACTATCGTACTGCATTAAAGCATTATGAAGAGATTGACCAAGAGTTGGATGAGCAATTGATCTACGCAAGCAAAATTAACGAAGACGAAACATCTGAGAAAGCTGAAAAAATAGTACAAGACATTTTTACTAATATTCTTAACAATATGCCTAAATCGAAACCAAACTAAAATGAAACTAAATGATGCACATTACGTAGACAATAAAAAATTCTACCAAGCTATTATTGAATATAGAACAGCAGTAGCTGACGCTATTACCCACAATCAGCCTCGCCCGCGGATTCCTGAATATATTGGTGAGTGCATTTTTCTAATCGCTAATAGGTTGGCAACAAAGCCTAACTTTGCAAACTATTCATACAAAGATGATATGATTGCAGACGGAATAGAAAACTGCATTTGTTATATTGATAACTTTGATCCTGCTAAGTCTGATAATCCTTTTGCATATTTTACGCAGATCATTTACTTTGCATTTTTAAAGAGACTACAAAAAGAAAAGAAGCAACTTTATATTAAACATAAGTCGCTTGAGAATGCATCCATTTATCATACGACGTTTACACATGATGAAGAAGAAAATGGCGAAGTAACGTTTGATCCGTTGCTGGACAACCAAGTAATGCATGATTTTATCAAGAGCTTTGAGAATGATCTTGAAAAGAAAAAACAAAAACGCAAGAAAGGTTTAGAAAAGTTTATTGAGGACGATATTGAAGAATGAAAGTACTTTTACTTGGTGATACTCATTTTGGCGCGCGAAATGATAGTCAAATATTTCATGATTTTTTTGAGCAATTTTATTCGGAGTTCTTTTTCCCATACCTCGAAACAAATCATGTAGACCACATTATTCAGCTGGGGGATGTCTTTGATAGAAGAAAGTACATCAATTTTCAGTCACTGCATCGAGCAAAGAAATACTTTTTTGATCCTTTAGCAAAGACAAAAATACCCGTCGACTTCCTTGTTGGTAATCATGACACTTTCTTTCGTAACACCAACGAAGTAAACTCGCTTGGCTTATTGCTTAAGCAGTACAATTTCAATCTATGGAAAGCTCCAGCTGACATTAACGTTGGAGGCCTTTCCATGCTTCTTGTGCCTTGGATCAATAGTGAGAACGAACAAGAAGCCCTGGAAGCATTAAAGATTACTAAGTCTCAGATTGCAATTGGTCACTTTGAGATTCAAGGATTTGAAATGTATAGGGGGGCTGTAAGCGACACTGGTCTTCCTACAACGGTGTTTGATAAATTTGATGCTGTGTACTCAGGACATTTCCATCACAAATCTTCCCGCAAAAATATTCATTATGTTGGTACACCTTATGAAATGACATGGTCTGATTTTGGTGATCCACACGGCTTCCATATCCTTGATACCCATACACGAGAAGTAGTGTATGTCGAAAATCCGTTCAAGATCTTTGTCAAGATGTGGTACGACGATGCTGGTAAAGAGATGAGTGATTGTGTTGCTGATGACTACACAAGCTTCAAGAACAAAATGGTTAAGATGATTGTTACCAATAAAACAAATCCATATTGGTTTGATATGGTAATAGATAAGCTTGAAAAGGCTGGTGTAGCAGATCTACAGGTGGTCGATGACCACCTCAACCTCAACCTAGAGAATGATGAAGATATTGTTAGTGAAGCTGAAGACACTCTAACAATTCTTAACAAGGTGGTTCAACAAACCAACGTACAGACGGATAAAGAACGCCTTGATAAACTAATAAAAGATCTATATAATGAAGCATTAACTATGGAGTAGTTTGTGATCCTTTTTAAGAAGATACGCTACAAAAATTTTCTTTCTACTGGTAACCAATTTACAGAGATTGCTCTTAACAAGCATCGCTCTGTATTAATCGTTGGTGAGAATGGAGCTGGTAAGTCCACAATCCTTGACGCATTGTGTTTTTCCCTCTATGGAAAGCCTTTTCGTAAAGTAAACAAAGCTCAGCTGATTAACTCGATCAACGAAAAAGGAACGTTAGTTGAGATTGAGTTTGCAATTGGTAAGCGCGAGTATTTGATCCGGAGAGGAATCAAACCCAATGTCTTTGAGATCTTTCAAGACGGAAAGTTAATCAATCAGAATGCTGAGTCTCGAGATTATCAAGCATATCTTGAAACAAACATTCTCAAGCTAAACTTCAAGTCGTTTTCTCAAATTGTTATTTTGGGAAGCGCTTCGTTTGTTCCCTTTATGCAACTTCCTGCAGCCCATCGCCGAGAGATCATCGAAGATCTTCTTGATATCGAGATCTTTTCTAAAATGAATGCTTTGTTGAAAGACCGCATCTTTATTAACAAGTCAAAGCTTTCTGATGCTGATCATAAAATTGACATGGCTGATCAGAAAGTAGAGTTGTTTAAAAAGCACATACAAGATCTTAAACAAAACAATGACGAACTGATTCAAGCTAAACAAGTTAAAGTTAAACAGCTAAAGAAAGAACTCAAGGCTACAATTTCAATTACAGAAGAAGTAAAACAATCAATTGGTACACTGCTTGATCAGATTACAGACCGATCTTCCGTCGAAGAACAGTCACTTGACGTTGAAGTAAAGAACAAGTCGTTGTTGAGTGACGAGAAGAAATGTGATCACGAGATTCAATTCTTTAACACCAAAGACAGCTGTCCTACGTGCAAACAAAACATTGAAGAAAAGCACAGAACAAAGCTCGTCAAGGAAATACAAAAGAAGAAAGGTACCATCGAAAAAGAAAAACAATCTCTTTCTGATCAGCAGTCAAAACTCGAAAGCAGACTTGAACAGATTAAATTAATTGACGAAAAGATTAAAGAGAAACAAAAGCAGTTATCTGATTATGTTGTTCAAGTACAAACAAATGGTTCGTTTGTCAAGGGACTGCTTGAGGAAATTGAGACGCTTTCAAAGAACACAAAACAGATAGATACTAATAACGAACAAATTGCTGCAACAGAGCAAGAATTGCTCAATCTCCAAAACGAAAAAGAAGAGCTTGTTAAAGAAAAGCAGGCAATGGACATTGCAGCCTCTCTTCTTAAAGATACAGGAATCAAAACAAAGATTGTTCGTCAGTATGTCCCTGTAATGAACAAGCTAATCAACAAGTATCTTGCAGCAATGGACTTCTTCGTCAATTTTGAACTGAATGAAAACTTTGAAGAAAAGATCAAGTCGAGATTTAGAGATGACTTTAGTTACGAATCGTTCTCTGAAGGTGAGAAGCTTAGGATTGACTTAGCATTGTTGTTTACATGGAGAGCCATTGCTAAGTTACGTAACAGCGCTAGTACAAATTTGCTAATTATGGATGAAGTGTTTGACAGCTCTCTCGATGTTGGTGGTACAGAAGAGTTTTTAAAGATTCTCAATGGCATAGTAAATGACACAAACGTGTTTATTATTAGCCATAGAGGGGATCAGTTGTTTGAAAAATTTGAACATACAATTAAATTTGAGAAGCATAAAAACTTTAGTAGAATGGCATGATACATCCTTTAGTCTCAGAAAATAATCAAGTATATAATAGCAAGCTCGAGGATTTTGATTTTACGAATCCTCCAGTAAATCCTGTGGAGTTTGCCCAAGAGCTAATCGAAAACATGAAACACTATAAAGGCATGGGTCTTGCTGCAAACCAGCTTGGCTTTCCCTATAGAGTGTTTGCTTTCGACGGTAAGCCTCCTTTTGTTTGTTTCAATCCAGTGATAATTTCTTCCTCAACAGAAACAGCAAACCTTGTTGAGGGATGTTTGACCTATCCCCATCTCTGGATAAAAATGAAGCGCCCAGATCATGTTAGAGCACGGTTTCAAGATCCTTTTGGTAATGTAATAACAAAAGTGTTTGGTGGTTATAATGCCAGATGTTTCCTACACGAGCTTGACCATTTAAATGGAATCAATTATACTATGAAAGCTGATCGTTTCCATTTAGACCAAGCAAGACGCAAGCAAAAAGTATTATTAAGGAGATAGTGATGAAGCAGTATGCCTATTCAGAAATATTCCACTCGATCCAGGGTGAGGGAAGCTATACTGGTGTCCCTACAGCCTGGGTTCGTTTCTTTCTTTGTAACTTACAGTGTGATGGCTTTGGTCAGAAAGATCCAACAAATCCTGACACGTATATTCTTCCATATAAAAATATCGACGTTAAGCAGTATACAAAGCTAGAAGATTTGCCAGTGTGGACTCATGGTTGTGATTCCTCTTACTCGTGGTCTGCAAAGTTTAAACATCTTCAACGCAAAGCGACAGCTGAAGAGATCTGCTCGAGAATTCGTCAATCGATGTATCATCCAAACAATCCTGAGGGGTTGTTTAATCCATCTAGTCCTGGAAAGCCTCATCATCATTTGTGCTTTACGGGTGGTGAGCCACTAATGAAGCATGCACAGGAAGCAGCTATTGAGATTGTGGACCACTTCTATACTGAGAAAGATCATCCTCGTTCAATTACGTGGGAAACTAATGGCACACAGGAACTGACATCAGAATTCATTTACTTCTTTGATCACTATCACCACCATGAGGGTGAGGTGTTCTTTTCAGTCTCTCCAAAGCTTTTCTCTGTTAGTGGTGAGACAAGGGAGAAAGCAATCAAACCAGAACTCGTACAAACATATTACAAAGAAGTATCTTCACGTGGACAATTGAAGTTTGTTGTTAATGGTACTCCCGAAGCATGGAAGGAGATGGAAGACACGATTGAAGAGTTTAGAGACTATGGTATAACGTATCCTGTATGGGTAATGGGTGTTGGTGCTACTCTTGAGGGTCAGAAAGGTACGTTGCCCGGATATTGTGGAGAAGCAGCTATCGCAACAGAAGCATTTAAACGTGGCTATAACTACTCGTCCCGTGTGCATGTTCATATCTGGGGCAACACAATGGGAACTTAAATGGAGAAGATATATTACTCGTTTGATGACTTTTCCGTAGATGTACGCTCGATTTATAGGGAGTGTAACCTACGTGGTTGGAACTTTGATTGTATTGTAGGTATTCCGCGTGGTGGTGTAATACCTGCTGTACAACTTTCTCATATAATGAAAACAAAGTTTGCTTCGGCAGGAATAACGACAAGGGATAATGCAGCCTCTCAAATTAATGTTGGAGAAATTGTTGGATTCGTCGATAAGATTAACCAAGGGCAAAAGTTTTTGTTTGTTGATGACATTCTCGACTCAGGAAAGACATTATCAATTTTAATGGACCAGTTGCAAAAGAACGGTGTCCGAGAAAACTATAAAATTGCCACGTTATTCTACAACCCGCATAACCCTGCTTTAATTAAGCCTGATTTATTCTGCCGCACTATTGATAGATCTCAAGATGATAGATGGATTGACTTTTGGTGGGAAAATGACAGCGTCGCCTGAATTAATTGAGCAACTCATTAAAGAAGCTAAATCCTATAGACCCGAAGAACCAGTTACGAGGTTTTATAAATGGGTTCCAGATGGCGTATATGATTGTGTAAAAGACAAATGTCGTCATTTCATACATGATGGTTTTTCTTACTTTACAGCTTCAAAGATGTGGATTGAAAATCCTAATCAAAACCACAGACTACCCGACTGGATGAAGCTTCCTTGGCTCGCCTATCCTGACTTCCCTCCCAAACAAAAATAGATTGACTTATATAAATAAAGTCTTTATAGTTGTAACTTTGTAATGGAGAATTTTATGACTGATAAATCTTATATTAGTAATGTAATTCGTGCGCGTGCTAAGAAAGCTGGCTCGCGTCTTTTTGCGTGTGATAATCTTTCTGAACATATTAAAGATGGTGAACTTGATAAGCTCGTTACAGAAGTGGAAGACAAGTTCAGGGGTGTTCTCCAATCTCTAATCATTGATACTGACAACGATCCTAACTCTGCAGATACTGCTAAACGTTTAGCAAAGATGTATGTGTATGAATTGCTTGAGGGTCGTTTCAGTCCCCCTCCTACTGTTACATCGTTTCCTAATGAAGGTTCTGAACGCTACGAAGGAATGCTTTGTGTGCGTGCTGAACTTGTTTCCATGTGTTCCCATCATCATCAACCAGTCAAGGGTGTAGCAATTATTGGTATTATTCCTACTGGTTATGTGATTGGCCTTTCTAAGTATGTTCGGATTGCTCAGTGGTGTGCTCGTCGTGGTACTCTCCAAGAAGAACTTTGTAACCAGATTGCAAGGGAGATCATGAAGGCAACTGATACCGAAAACGTTGGTGTGTACATCCAAGCAACTCATGGTTGTATGGAGCATCGTGGTGTGATGGCTCACTCAAGTCTCACGCAGACTACGGTTGTTCATGGATTGTTCCATAACGATTCTGTTAAGTCTGAGTTCTTTAATAATGTCAAGATGCAGCTGAACAATGGGTGAGCGACTTACAAAACGGTGGACGAAAACAACTGAAGAGGCTTTTGGTCCTAGGGGCAAGCAAGGCCGCGATGCTGAATTGTTTTTAATGAAAGTGTTGTCAGAACAATTCAAGTGGGAAGTGTGTGACCAAGAAGCCGAACGTGAAGACCAGATTAGTGGTGTTGATGTTGCATTTAAAGCTCCGACGTGGTCCAATTGGTATACAGCAGACGTAAAAGGTAATATTCAAGAAAACGGTCGCTTTTACGTCGACACTGATGTCAATGGGTGGCTGTTTGACTCTAGAAAGATATCACATAGAATTTGGCACGTCAATCCAAAGACAGGGTGGATGGTGTGGTATGATAGAAATGATATGAAAGAGCATGTAAAAAAGATTGGAAAGTTTAATCAGGGGTTACTTCCAATCAATACTTGGGATAAGCTTGATTTTATTACTAGACGTAAAGCAAAGGTTGATTAATGATGAAAAGTTTTATTTGGGTTACCTTTCAGAAAGAAGGCATTCATTGTTATCCGGATGCTGGAACCAATCCTAAGTTAAAGACAGGCCAGTGGGATGACGTCAGCTTCCTTGCATCTCCCCACCGCCATGTGTTTCATTTTCGAGTTGAGCTCGAGGTATTTCATGATGATAGAGACATCGAGTTTATTCAGCTCAAGCGCTGGTTACAACGAGCATATGACACACAGGTATTATCGTTGGATTACAAGTCGTGTGAGATGATTGCAAGAGACTTATATGGTGTTATTGTAGCAAAGTATCCTGGTAGGATGTGTGTTATTGAGGTTTCAGAGGATGGCGAAAACGGGTGTAGACTTTATTTCGGAGAATAATATGGCTCGTGTATTTAATAATTTTTATGATCGTGAGTATGCCTTCAATGAACCAATCAAATTCTGTCACATTTCACCAACGAAGTATCTAAGGCATTTTGTTCACACCAACGGAGCTCATCTTCTTCTTGCCCATTTAGTTGAGAATGATATTGACTATCGTGACTTCTATGCTAATCTACCAGATGACAAGTACAGGATTCTCGATAACAGCGCTTTCGAAATGTTTAAGCAAGGTAGGGAGATGTACGACTCAAGTAAGCTAATTGAGATGGGCAAGTTGTGTAAGGCTGACTGTATTGTAATGAGTGACTACCCAAAAGAGCCAGCAGAAAAAACTATTAACAAAGCCAAAGAGCTGATTCCTCAGTTTAAGGATGCTGGGTTCCAGACATTCTTTGTTCCTCAGAGCCGTGTTGGTCAGCTTGATGAATATCTTGATTGTTTTGAGTGGGCACTTAATAATGAAGAGATTGATGTGATTGGGGTATCCATCCTAGGCTGTCCTATTGCTCTCAATGTAGAAGAGACAACCTATTATGAGGGAAATAAGTCTGATAGTTACAAAATGCAACGGTTCCTTTCACGGTGGGAGGTGATGAGACAACTGGATCAGCGCGAACTTCTCGATGGCAAGGCTATAAAGCGTTTTCATTTTCTCGGGATGACCGATGGTCCTAAAGAGATCTCTCTCATGAGAGATTACGGGTACGATCAGTTTATCCATACGTGGGATTCAAGTGCTGCTATTTGGGCTGGTCTACACAACATTAGCTTTGACTCCTCCCCAACTGGTTTGAAGAGTGGTAAGTTTGAGAAGGAAGTTGATTTCAGTTTTGATAATGGGGATACTTTCAATTCAATTGTGTCGTACAATATTGACTACATCAACACACTAGTTAAATGAGAAAGATTATAGCATTTACAGGAACCAAAGGCAGCGGTAAAGACACCGCTGCCATTCTACTTTGCAAACATTATAACAATTTTAAACAGGTTGCGTTTGCTGATCCAATTAAAAAGTTTGTAATGTCGTTGTTTGACCTACCGACCGTAATTGATTATGATGTGTTCAAGCGAAGCACGATTCATTACAACTACACGCGTGTAATGTCAGGCCGACATATTGTAAGAGAGATTGGTATGTTAATGCGTAACTATGATGTAGATCAGTTTACACGTTATGTGTCTAAACAATTTGATAACAATCGGGAAACCAACTTTGCTGTAACAGATTTGCGGTTTCTTAACGAAATTGAAATGCTAAAGAAGTATAATGCAACTGTTGTAGAAATTGTTAATCCTCGTACTCCGAGAGGGGATGATGGCCATATTACTGAGCAAGGAATAGATCCTCGGTTCATTGATCATAAGATATATAATGATAGTACGATTGAAGTTTTTGAGCAGAGATTGATTGAGTTGTATAAACAAATATTATGAGGTTATTATGAAACACATTCTAGGTCCGAATTCCCGTTCCACTCTCACCAATGTTCTTGAAGGCGATTCCCAGCCAAACGCTGTAGACTTGCGTCTGGGAAAGGTTTTCAAGATTCACCCCAATCGTTTTGAACTAAGCAATGAAATTAAAAAGCATCGAGGCACTGCTGAGATTCAGCATGACCCTGAGGGTTGGTTTACTCTAGAGCCTGGACACTATGAAGTGGTGATGGAAAACATTGTCCATGTCGGTGAGAACGAGGCTGGGTGGGTAATTACAAGGTCAACGTTGAATCGCAACGGTGTGTTCTTGACATCGGGTCTCTATGACACAGGTTATCATGGAGTGATGGCTGCAGTAATGCACGTAACAATTGGACAGATTAGAGTTATGAGGGGTACAAGGATTGGTCAGTACATTAGCTTTGATGCAGAGGCGTTGCACAAATACGATGGTGACTATGGTATTAACAAACAACACGACAAAAAGTACGGAGTATAATTATGCAAATACAAGTTTCCATTGATGAGCTGCGAAAGAATAAGCTATTCGTCGCAACACCTATGTACGGAGGTCAGTGTGCTGGAATGTATACGCGCTCTATTGCTGATCTTGCAGCTATGTGTGCAAAGTATCAGATTCCTCTTCAGATCTACTATCTGTTTAATGAATCGTTGATCACTCGGGCACGTAACTATTGCGTTGATGAGTTTATGCGTTCAGGTGCTACACATTTAATGTTCATTGATAGTGACATTGGATTCAATCCTAACGATGTCCTGGCTCTCCTTGCTCTTGCTAAGGATGATAGTGATTATCATGTGATTGGCGGTCCGTATCCGAAGAAGTGTATCTCTTGGGAAAAGATTAAGCAGGCTGTTGATAAGGGTGTTGCTGACGAAGATCCTAACGTCCTGGAGAAGTATGTTGGGGATTATGTGTTCAATCCTAAGTCTAGTCAGAGAGAGATTCCTCTCGGCCAACCAGTCCAGGTGATGGAGATTGGTACTGGATTCATGTTGGTACAGAGAAAGGTGTTTGAAGCTTACGAGAAGGCATATCCACATCTGCATTACAAGCCTGACCACGTTCGCACAGAGCACTTCGATGGTAGTCGTGAAATCATGGCTTACTTCGATTGTATCATTGATCCGGAATCCAAGCGTTACTTGTCTGAAGACTACAACTTCTGCTATCATGTGGATAAGATGGGGATGAAGGTATGGTTCTGTCCGTGGATGCAGCTTAAGCACGTTGGCTCTTATATCTTCGGGGGAAGCTTGGCTGACCTTGCACAGATTGGTGCTTCAGCTACTGCTGATCCTTCGAAGATTAAGAAGAAAGGAAAATAATGAAACTCTCGCCGAGGACGATGCAACTTCTAAAAAACTTTGCATCGATCAACCAATCTATCTTGTTTCGTCAGGGAGATGTCCTTGCTACAATATCTCCAGGCAAAACTGTTCTTGCAAAAGCAAAGATAGCAGAAACGTTTGAACGCGAATTTGCTATTTTTGACTTAGCAAGGTTTATTGGTGTGATGTCGTTGTTCAATGAGCCTGCTATTGTCACGCATGAGAAGTATTGTGAGATTAAAGATGATAAGCAGAAGCTCCACTACACGTATACTGATCCTTCTATGATTGTTGTTGCTCCTGAAAAGGAAGTAAAGATTGAGCAACCTGAGATTGAGTTTACATTAACAAGTGATACGTTCAGTCGAATGATGAAAGCGGTCGCTGTGTTACAGACAGCAGAGCTTGCTGTTGTTGGTAATGGTCAGAACATTTCTCTGCAAACGTTTGACTCAAAGAACTCAACCAGCGACAACTTTAGTATTGTGGTTGGTACGACAGCTCACACGTTCGAGATGATCTTCAAAGTTGACAACCTCAAGCTACTGGCTGGTGATTATGAAGTAAAGATGACAAAAAAGAAGTTTGGACATTTTAAAGGTAATGATGTAGAATATTGGATCACTGCAGAAGTAAATTCAACATTTAGCGAGTAATTATATTATGAGTATTGGTGAGGATTTTCTTTGGACGGAGAAATACCGACCGAAAGATATTGAGCATTGTATTCTTCCCTCGGATCTTAAAAAGACATTTCAACAATTCGTTGACGATAAAAACGTACCTAATCTGTTGTTAAGTGGTAGGGCCGGTGTTGGTAAAACAACTGTAGCTCGTGCAATCCTTGAGCAGTTGGATTGCGACTATATGATCATCAACGGTTCGTTGAACGGAAACATTGACACATTAAGAAATGAGATTCATTCGTTTGCTTCTGCCGTTTCATTTTCCGGTGGTCGCAAGTATGTAATTCTTGATGAGGCTGATTATCTTAATGCCAACTCTACACAGCCTGCTCTTCGTAACTTCATGGAGCAATACTCCAAGAACTGCGGTTTCATTCTAACTTGTAACTTCAAGAATAAGATTATCGATCCGCTACACTCTCGTTGTAGTGTGATTGACTTCAAGATCGACAATAAAGAAAAGCCAAAGCTGGCCGCCGATTTCTTCAAGCGTGTTATTTCGATTCTTGATAGTGAAAATGTTAAGCACGATAAAGCAGCCGTTGCAGAAGTAATTAAGAAGTTCTTTCCCGACTGGCGTAGAGTACTGAATGAGTTGCAAAGGTACAGTGCTACAGGTAGTATTGATAGTGGAATCCTTGCTAATCATGCTGAGACTACGATCAAAGAGCTTGTTGGATTTATGAAGGAAAAGAACTTCACAAACGTTCGTAAATGGGTAGCAGAACACAGTGATGTCGAGTCTGCTGTATTGTTTCGTCAATTCTACGATAATGCTACTCAATACTTAAAAGCTGGATCTATTCCAATGCTTGTTTTGTTGATTGGAGAATATCAGTACAAAGCAGCATTTGTTGCGGATCCAGAAATTAATCTTGCTGCATTTTGTGTCAATTGTATGACAGAGCTGGAATTTGCATGAATCCGTTCGATTTCGTTAACTCCATCAGCCTTACCAAGAAAGACATGATGACCAATACGGAAAACGACGACCTTGCTGAAAAGAGTTACGTTCCGTTTATTGTTAACAAGTCTTTGTCGTATTTTGCTGATACATTGCTGTATGCTAACGAAATCAATGCGTTATCTAGTATTGATAACAAACTCCAATATCATTTTCTTCTAAATAGTGTCAGGCCTTCAAAGCGATTTGCAAAATGGGCTAAAAAGCACGATAGCGAAGATATGGAGAATGTTAAGGCATTTTATCATCTTAACAATGAAAAGGCACAACAAGCCCTAACCTTGCTATCACGTGAACAACTTGATGTGATAAAACAAAAATTACAAAAAGGTGGGGAAATAAATGGGAACAGTAGAAAACATGGTTGAGGTGCTTTTAAAGGAACAAGATGATTTCTTGAAGATCAAAGAAACGCTAACACGGATTGGCGTTGCTTCAAGGAAAGACAGGAAGTTGTTCCAATCGTGCCATATCCTTCACAAGCAAGGAAAGTACTATATTGTTCATTTTAAAGAACTTTTTATGCTTGATGGCAAGCCATCAAACTTTTCTGATGATGACAAAGCAAGAAGAAACACAATTGTTGATTTACTAAAGCAGTGGGGACTAATTACTGTTTGTAATCCTGACATGATCAAAGATCCTGTTGCATTGCTGAGTCAAATAAAAGTGTTGTCGTACAAAGAAAAAGATGAGTGGGAACTTGTAACAAAGTATAACATTGGCAAGAAAAACTACCAAAGATAGGAGAATGCTATGTTTACACTAACAGTCGGATTCATCGTAGGTCTACTAGTTGGTTGGAATGTACCACAACCAGGTTTTATCAAGAGCCTCGTTGATAAGGTTAAATCGAAGTTTTCCTAATTTACTTACTATATTATGAAGTGGGATAAGCGTTTTTTAGATTTAGCATGTTTAGTGTCAGGATGGTCAAAAGACCCAGCAACCAAGGTTGGTGCTGTAATTGTCAATGAGCGTAAGCAGATTCTTGGCATAGGTTTTAACGGTTTTCCTCGTGGTGTAGAAGACAAACCAGAGCTCTATGCCAACAGAGAAATAAAGCTTCTCTACGTTTCTCATGCTGAGCGCAATGCTCTTGACAATTGTCTTGTTGACTTATTTTCTCAAAACGCTACAATATACTGTACGTTGTTTCCATGCCCCGATTGTGCAAAGGGCATTATTCAACGCGGTATAAAGCGTCTAGTTTCGTTTTATCCCGATTCTGACCGCCATAGGCCAGAGATATCCACAGACATGTTTAAACAGGCTGGTATTGAGGTTATACTGTATCCTGGAGGATATAATCATGGAACAAATTAAATGCATGCGTGATGATGGTTCTGTATTTGCTATTATTGAGACATATGTGGAAGATGATGGCAAACGATTTATACGGCTGAATGTAGTTGAGGATAGTGACTGGTTGTACATCGATGATATGCAATCCCTAGCCATGCAACTAAACACAGCTGTTCTGAAATTATATTATCGAGATGACAAAAATCTAGTTAAATCTTGATAAATATAATATGCAACGCCCATATGGGGTTGCATTTTTAACTTAACCTGCCTAAAAGGAGGCTATTATGACGAAACTTACTCTGAACTCGATGTTCCCCGATATCAAAGCATTCGATCAATTCTTCGTTGGGTTTGATGATGTTATTCAACGTGCCCACAAGATGCAAGAAGAGATCGCTAAGAATGTTCCTAACTACCCCCCATACAATATCAAAAAGGTTGATGATAACAAGTACGTTATCGAGTTGGCCGTTGCTGGTTTTGATCAGCAGGATATTGAAATTGAGCTTGCTGATGAAAAGCTGGTTGTTAAGGGTAGTGTCAAGGGAGATTCTGAAAATCTAGCAGATTACCTGTTCAAGGGTATCGGTATGCGTGCTTTCACACGTACCTTCGCTCTTTCTGACCACATCGAAGTCGACAATGCTGAGCTTGTTAATGGCATGCTTCGTGTGTGGCTTGAGCGTATTATTCCTGAGCATAAGAAGCCAAAGAAGGTTCCTGTTAACGCCAAGAAGTCTGGCAAACAAGAACTCCTTGCTGAGTAACAAACAAGGGGCCGGGCAACCGGCCCCCTTTATAATCTAAGGAGACGACCATGGCAGTGATGATAGTGCGTTTAATTAATGGTGATGAGTTAATTGGTGATTGTGAAGTTAATGAAACTGGCGTTCGTATGAAAGAGCCTGCACAAATTCATCTTGGCATGAATCCACAAACAGGAAAAATCAACGTAGGCTTTTTACCATATGCTAACCTTCTTAAAGAAAACTTTATCAATATTAAATCTGATCACATCATCTATACTGGAGAGCCGATCCAGGACGCATACAACCAGTACAACACGATGTTTGGGTCCGGATTGGTAGTTGCTGGACCTGGTAGTATTGATCTGAAGCAATAATAAATATGGGGATCACTAGGAGGTGATTCCCATGTTACCATTAACTGTACAACAGCTGCAAAAGTTATTCCCATCCACAAAAGTTGACGTTCTAACAAGCTATGTCGATCCTCTCAGCTTTTTTATGGGAGAGGAAAAGATTGACACAAAGCTTCGGATTTGTGCTTTCCTTGCTCAAGTTGGACACGAGTCTGCTGGACTTGCCATAACTAAAGAAAATCTCAATTATGGTGCCCAGGGATTAATGAATACCTTTAAAAAATATTTCCCTACAATGGACCTTGCTCTTCAATATGAGCGTCAGCCTGAAAAAATTGCAAATCGTGTCTATGCAGACAGAATGGGAAACGGTCCCGAAAGTTCAGGAGATGGTTGGAAGTATCGTGGTAGAGGATTGATCCAACTTACTGGCAAAGAAAACTACACAAACTTTGCAGCAGAGAGAGGTCTTGCTTTTAGTGAAGTTATTTCCTACCTCGAGACCCCAGACGGAGCTTCAGAATCAGCTGTGTGGTTTTGGAAAAAGAACAACCTCAATCAATATGCTGATATCAGCGACATGCTGACAATTACAAAAAGAATAAATGGTGGTACAAACGGCCTTGACCACAGAATGTCGTTGTATAAACAAGCACTTGATATTTTTGTTTGAATCGTGTAAGGTGGTAGTTTCGTTATGAGGTCTTATGAGTCGATTTTATACAAACGTCTATCAAGATAGAAGTCAATTTCTTATTCGTGGTTACGAAGACGGTGAGCCAATCGCCGTCTCCGTTCCATGTCAGCCGTTCCTCTTTGTTCCTTCCAAAAGTCAAAATGGTGAGTATAGGACAACGAAAGGCAAAAAGCTTGACCGTCTTGACTTTGACGATGTCTTTGAAGCCCAAAAATATATTAAGCTAGCTCGTTCTACTTCCAACATGGAAGTGTATGGAATGACTAACTTCGTCTATCCTTTTATTCACGAATACTACCCTGGTCAGATTGATTATGATCCCAAGCTGATTTCTGTTGTCACGATCGATATTGAGTGTGAGTCGAAAGATGGCTTTCCTGACATTGTTGCTGCAGATAATGAGATAACTGCTATCTCATTGCGTAAGAATGATAAGATTGTTGTGTTTGGTAAAGGCGAGTTTACAGCGGCCGACAAGAATATTCACTATGTAAAGTGCGAGAGTGAAGTAGTACTTCTTCAGAAGTTTCTGAAAGCATGGAACAGTGAATACTTCTTGCCGGATGTTGTAACAGGATGGAACATTGAGTTCTTTGACGTTCCTTATCTCGTTAATAGAATTACAAAAGTTCTTGGTGACTATGCTGCCAAGAAACTATCGCCGTGGGAGAAACTTGACACACGCGAGATTGAGATCTTTGGTAAGCCACAAACAATCTATACTCCAGTTGGTGTAACTGTACTCGACTATCTTCAGTTGTATAAGAAGTTTTCATTCTCTCAACAAGAAAGCTTTAAGCTTGATCACATTGCATTCATTGAGCTTGGTGAGAAGAAGGTCGACTTCTCCGAGTATGAGTCTTTGGACGAGTTGTGTGAAAAAGACTTTCAGAAGTTTATTGAGTATAACATTAAGGACGTTGATCTTGTTTATAGGCTTGAAGACAAACTAAAGTTTATTGAGCAAGTATTCGCGATTGCCTATGACGCAAAAGTGAACTTAATTGATGCGTTTACTTCTGTTCGTATGTGGGATGTAATTATTCACAATTACTTGCTCGACAAAAAGATTGCTGTACCAAACAACTTTACTAAGGGTGAGAAGAGTGAAACGATTGTTGGCGCCTATGTTAAAGATCCTCAAGTTGGAATGCATAACTGGGTTGTGTCGTTCGACTTGAATAGTCTGTACCCTCACTTGATCATGCAGTACAATATCTCTCCTGAAACATTTAGAGGGGTGAATGAGCGTGTAACGGTGGATGGAATTCTCAATGGTATGTTGAGTGATCCAAACCTTAAGAGTGAGCTCGAAGTTAACAACGTTACGATGGCTGCATCCGGATGCATGTTCGATAAGGACTATCAGGGATTCTTACCAATCTTAATGCAGAAGATGTACGACGATCGAGTCGTATATAAGAAGCGAATGATCGAAGCAAAGCAACAGTATGAAAAGAACAAGACGTATGATCTAGAGAAGGAAATCGCAAGATGCCACAATATTCAGCTTGCAAAGAAGATTCAGCTGAATAGTTGTTATGGTGCTCTCTCGAACGTATACTTTCGATGGTTCGACACAAACCTTGCAGAGTCGATTACAAAGTCCGGCCAGCTTGCTATTCGGTGGATGGAGAACAGGATCAACGCTTACCTCAACAATGTTCTCAAAACGAAAGATGTCGATTATGTGATTGCATGTGATACCGACTCAATGTATATCACGTTTGATGCTGTGATGGATAAATTAATTTGGAAGCCCAATCAAACGGTCCATGATAAGGTGAAGTTTCTTGATAAGGTTTGTCAGGAGAAGATTGAACCCTACATTGATAAGTGTTATGAAGAGCTTGCTGAACGAGTCAATGCGTATGATCAGAAGATGAAGATGAAACGTGAGTGTATTGCTGACAAAGGAATTTGGACTGCAAAGAAGCACTACATTCTTAATGTGTATAACCAAGAGGGTGTTGTTTACGAAAAGCCAAAGTTGAAGATGATGGGTATCGAAGCAGTACGGTCTTCAACACCCAGCGCTTGTCGGTCCAACATTAAGAAGTCTCTTGAGATTATTATGACGTCAACTGAAGATGAGTTGATCGCGTTTATTGAAAAGTTTAGGACCGAGTTTAGTAAGCTGCCGTTCGAGGAAGTCGCTTTTCCAAGAAGCGTTCGTGGTATGCAGGAGTATGATGAACGTGACAGCATGGGTCGTGTTGTCCAGAAGGGATATGCTGATGCTTCGACAATCTACAAGCTGGGTACACCTATCCATGTTAAGGGAGCGCTCGTCTACAACCATTACTTGAAGAAAAATAAGCTCACACTAAAACATCCGATTGTTAGAGATGGTGAAAAGATTAAGTTTTGTTACTTGAAAGAGCCGAATCCGTTCATGTGTAAAGTAGTGTCCACTTCGGGCACTATGCTTAAATCTGTCGATATTGCTAAATATATAGATTATAACACACAATTTGAGAAGTCATTTCTTGAACCACTCAAAACCATCTTGGATGTTATTGGATGGCACACCGAAAAGAAAGTAACTCTGGAAGACTTTTTTAGCTGAGGACAATATGGCTACCAAAAACGATGATTGGAGTTTTGACTTTGGATTTTCAACAGTAAGTGAGGAGGAGCTCGAACAGCTCACGATGCAAGCTGTTGAAGAGGGAGTCAAAGAAGCAGAAACACGTCTCAAGGGTCAGATCAAAGACGCTGAAAAGACAATCGAATACTATCAAGCAAAAATGGGTAAGCTCGAAAAGATGCTTATTCCATTTCTCAATAACCTGGCTTCTAATCCTGAGAAAACTTATATCTTTTGGCCCAATCGCCAACAGAAGCTTAATCAGTTTAAGGAGCTTCTGTTAGATGAGCTACGTAATTAATTACATCGTACTTGCAACAGCATTATTACTGTCAGGTATTAGTGCGTATTATTCTGTAATTGGTCTTACTGCAATTTTTCCTGCTTCATTCTGGCCAATCGTCATTATGGGCGGATCGCTTGAGCTTGCAAAGATTGTAGCTGCTTCGTGGTTATACAGAAACTGGAAGACGTGTCCAAAGCTGATGAAGGGTTACTTGTTGGGTGCGATTGTTACGTTGATTATGATTACCTCAATGGGAACTTTTGGCTTTTTGTCAAAAGCCCATATAGAACAAAATGTACAGCAATCATCGACAGGTCATCAGATATCTGCATTACAAATACAAGTAACAAACGAAGAGCGTAGAATTAAGAACGCTCAGCGTGCATTGGATAATTTAGATACCGTTGTTGAAAAGGTAGATGCAGACAAAGCAATTACAGTACGTCAAAGACAAAAGCCTGAGCGCGATAATCTGCAACGTGAGATAAAGCAAGCTTCCGACACAATAACCAATCTCAATAAAGAGCTACTACCTCTAAAGCAGCAAAACGATATTGCTACAGCAGAGTTAGGTCCGATCAAATATATTACTGAGATGATTTATGGTGAGGAATCTAATAAGTATCAAGACAAAGCTGTGAGGTTGTTAATTATTATCATTATTTTTGTTTTTGATCCATTAGCAATATTGTTAATCATAGCAGCAAACATTGGTTTTACAGGTAACATTTACATGAACAAATACAAGAGCTTGATTCGAAACGGATTATCTAGTAAAGTATAGCAAATGGAGGTTATTATGAGTGAATTGCCATCGTATTATATGTTGCTGTCTGAAGAAGAGAAGAAGAACTACGTTGCAATGTTAATGACTAAAGGGTCAATGCAAAAGTGGGTGACTGAAGAGGCAAATAGGTTTGGTTTGAAATTTTTGAGTGAATTTTATAAAGAGCGTGAGAATGGAGAATTCCTATGAGTGATTTTTTTCGTGGATTGATTAAGGAGGTTGGAGATGAAGATACTTCTCTTGCCAGTGACGGGCTTGGTAGTGCTGAGTTTGGGTCTTATATTGATACTGGGAGCTATGCTCTCAATGCTGTTCTCTCAGGCAGCCTCTTTGGCGGCGTACCTGATAATAAAATTACTGCTTTTGCAGGAGAGTCCGCTACTGGTAAAACTTTTTTCGTTCTTGGGATCGTCCGAGCTTTCCTTGAAAAGAACCCAACCGGAGGAGTTGTCTACTACGACACCGAAGCGGCGGTCACGAAAGGAATGATGGAGCAACGTGGTATTGATGTAAAGCGTGTGATCATTTCTGAGCCAGATACAATCCAGAAGTTTAAGACCCATGCGTTGAAGATGATTGAAGCATATGAGAAGCAGCCAGAAGACAAGCGTCCTCCCATGATGTTTGTTCTTGATAGTCTTGGCCTGTTGTCGTCTACTAAGGAAATGGAAGATAGTCTTGAAGGTAAAGAAGCTAGAGACATGACCAAGGCTCAGGTGATCAAGGCTGCGTTTCGAGTCTTAACCCTCAAGCTTGCGAAAGTCAAGGTACCGATGCTTGTAACTAACCATGTGTATGAGCTTGTTGGCAGTTATGTGCCTACAAAGGAACTTGGTGGTGGTACTGGTCTCAAGTATGCAGCAAGTACTATTGCCATGCTGTCAAAGAAGAAAGAGAAAGATGGCGATGGTGATGTAATTGGTAGTCTTGTCAAAGTGAAGATGTATAAGTCTCGTATCTCTAAAGAGAACCAGGATGTGTCTGTTTTGGTAACTTACGATAAGGGTCTTGACAAGTACTATGGTCTTCTCGATCTTGCTGAGAAATGGGAAGTGTTCAAGAAAGTGTCTACTCGTTTTGAGTTGCCTGATGGACGTAAGGTATTCGGTAAGGAAATCAATACAGAACCTGAGAAGTTCTTTACTGCAGAAGTATTACAGTTATTAGAGGAGCATGCTAAGAAAGAATTTAGCTACGGTTCTCAAATCTAAGGTATATCATGATTGAAAAATTGATCTTTAGTCATCTTGTTTATGATGACAACTACGCTCGAAAAGTACTTCCGTTCGTTAAGGAAGACTACTTTGCTGATCATCTTGATAGAACATTATTCAAACTAATCTACGAATTCGTTAATAGGCATAACAAGCTTCCATCGAAGGAGGCGTTAGCAATCGAGATTAACAACATCGACAGTGTCTCTGATGATGGTTGTAAGACTCTCTTGAAGTTTGTTGATGAGCTGAACTATGACCAAGCAACCGATAGAGAGTGGCTTGTCACGCAAACTGAGAAGTTCTGCCAAGACAAAGCAATCTACAATGCAATCATGCAGTCGATTCAGATTCTTGACGATAAGACCGGCCAGAAACCTAAGGGAGCTATTCCTCAACTGTTGTCTGATGCGTTAGCTGTTTCGTTTGATACAGCTGTTGGCCACGACTTCTTTGCTGATGCTGATAAGCGATATGACTTTTATCATATTAAGGAAAAGCGGATTCCGTTTGACCTTGACTACATGAATAAGATTACCAAGGGTGGTATCCCTTCAAAGACACTAAACATTGTATTGGCTGGTACCGGTGTTGGTAAGTCGTTGTTTATGTGTCATTGTGCTGCTGCTAATCTGACAAAGGGATATAATGTTCTCTATATCACCTTAGAAATGGCTGAGGAACGAATTGCTGAAAGAATCGATGCAAACATGATGAACTTGTCGATTGATGAGCTTTCTACATTGCCAAGGGATGTCTATCATAAAAAGCTTGATCGTGTCAAGTCTTCGATTGCTGGAAAGTTGGTGATTAAGGAGTATCCTACCGCTTCAGCTGGAACTGGTCATTTCAGACATTTACTTAACGAGTTGAAAATAAAGAGGAATTTTATTCCTGATATCATATACGTAGATTACCTAAATATAGCGGTCTCTTCAAGGTTGAAGTTTGGTTCTAACGTAAATTCATATAGTTACGTAAAAGCAATTGCTGAAGAATTGCGTGGTTTGGCAGTAGAATTCAATGTTCCGATCTTTAGTGCTACTCAGACTACAAGATCTGGATATTCAAGTACAGATGTGGGTCTTGAAGATACTTCTGAGAGTTTTGGTCTTCCGGCAACGGCTGATTTAATGATTGCCCTGATGGCGCCAGAAGAACTACAGGACTTGAACCAAATGCTTGTTAAGCAGCTTAAGAATCGATACAACGATCCGAACATGAACAAGCGATTTGTTGTGGGTGTAGATCGTCCGAAGTTCAAGCTGTATGATGTTGAGCAGCATGCTCAGAATGATATCGTTGATGATGGTCCTTCTTTTGACAAGACGCCTTCTGGTAAATCTTTTGGAGAGAAACTTTCCAAAAATGTGTTCGACGATTTCAAATGACCAAAGTTTTGTTCTACGCATTGTTTGTACCAATAGTATTCTGTTGCATGGTTGGGTTCGTGTTTGTCGACTTTATGATGGCAATTTGCAGAGCGATTGGAATTGCTTTTTTTAACTTATTCACAATGCCGAATTGGATTTGTGATTGCTCAAGGGACATTCTTAACGCACTAGTAGACGGAGACGAATAATGAGGATAGCAGTATACAACTGTACCGATCCTTATATCAAAAAGCTTTTGAAGCTTGCTGTCGATGATTATTGTGAAAGATTGTTTGGTGGAGACAAAAGAAGACTTAAAGGCCTTAGGTTTTCTATACACCTTAAAAAGGAACTTGAGGATAAAAGCGAGGGTGAATGTGAAGTTATTGATTATGAAACGAATGAGCTTCCAAAAAAATTCAGAATCAATCTTGTAAAAGTGAATCCACCTAGACTTTTTTCTTCGCTTGCCCATGAGATTGTACATGCGTGGCAATTTGCTCATGGTTATGTAGACGGGGACTTAAAGAAGTGGAGAGGAAGATGGATTCCTCAATCAACTGATTATTGGGACGAGCCGTGGGAAGTAGAAGCGTATGGTCGTGAACCTGGTCTCTATGTTAGATTCAAAAGACGTTATCAGTTGGAAGAATATTTTAAACAATTTGACTTAGAACAAGATTTTAAGCCAACGTATTGATATATAAATTTATATGTGGTATAATTTTATTATGGTAGGCAGCACTGGTGTGCGGCCGGGTCTTATAAACCCGGGAGACTGGCTAGATGGGCTGGAACGGCAGGGATCGTAACCCTGGCCTACTACCAGATTTTTTTGTTAATGAGGTGATATTATGGCTCGATATAGAAGTACTAAAACTTTTGGTCATGATCTTGGATTCAGTGCTGCTTTCCGTCAGTGGCGAGCAGACAGCCATTGTAGGTTTATTCATGGTTATGCTTTAGCGTTCCGTTTTGAATTCGAAGCCGACGAGCTCGATCATCGTAATTGGGTTGTCGACTTTGGTGGTCTCAAAGGTCTCCGTAAGATGTTAGAAGATACGTTCGACCATAAACTTCTCGTAGCGAAAGATGATCCCGAGATTGAATGGTTCCGTGAGGCCCATCGCAAGGGTATTGCTGACATTGTCGAAGTCGAGGCCGGCGGTTGTGAGAAGTTTGCTGAGCTTGTGTTTGAATATACAGAGCAATGGTTGAAGGCGGCTGGGTTCTCTCCTCGATGTCGTCTAGTGTCGGTCGAAGTTAAAGAGCATGGATCTAACTCTGCGATCTGTAGGAAATAGCATGAAGGTTAACATTGGTCCCTATCCGGAGGGCAGAGATGAACAACAGGTCATTAATGTTCAAATAGAAGAACATGATACTTGGTCAATGGATTTAACGCTTGCTCACATTATTGTTCCGATGCTTAAACAGCTAAAAGAAACAAAGCATGGCGCTCCAGGATCGTTACCTGAGTTTGCGTTGACGTCAACGGGCAGTTCCCAATATTGTTTTGATTTCTACAGTGAAGAGGACAACGCAGCATGGGAAGCTGGTCACATGCATTGGGATGAGCTGATGGATAAAATGATCTGGTCTTTTGAGCAAGTGCTTATTAACTGGGAAGATCAGTATTGGACTGTAAAACCTAAGATCGATCTTGATGCAATGTTGAATCAAAAAGATAATGATAGCGAGGTTAACACTCATCCTCTTATCTGGGAGGAGCACGGCGTGTGTGATTGGATAGGTGTGGACAATCATAGGAAAAAAATGCAAGAGGGTTTTGATTTGTTTGGGAAGTATTTTTGTGATTTGTGGGACTAGCCCAAGTGGTGAAACGGCAGACACGCTTGCCTTAGGAGCAAGTGCCGAAAGGCGTGGGGGTTCGAGTCCCTCTTTGGGCACCATTTCAAACGGAGTGTAGGTCAGCCTGGTCAGACCGCCTGCTTTGGGAGCAGGATGTCGGGAGTTCGAATCTCTCCACTCCGACCATTTTTTTTTATTTTTAACCGTAAGGAGTATATCATGGAGTTGAAGGGAAGCAAGACTGCAGAATGTTTAAAAGAAGCGTTTGCTGGTGAGTCGATGGCTAACCGTCGTTATCTTTACTTTGCAAACATGGCCGACATTGCTGGTGCACAGGAAGTGGCTAACGTGTTCCGTAACACGGCTGAGGGTGAGACCGGTCACGCTCATGGCCACATGGAGTATTTGTTGAACCTTGGCGCTGGTGATCCTGGTACTGGCGAACAAGTTAAGAACGTCGAACAAGCTCTCCATTCTGCAATTGAAGGAGAAACCCACGAGTATACCGACATGTATCCTGGTATGGCTAAGACTGCTCGCGAAGAAGGGTTTGATGAAATCGCTGACTGGTTCGAGACACTTGCTAAAGCTGAGCGTTCACACGCCGGCAAGTTCAAGCGTACTCTTGACGCCTATAAGGCTGAAGGAAACTAAACGGTGAAAGTATTTAAAAATGTATTATCCGAACAACTCCACCAAGTTATTTTTGAAAAGGTAGAGAAAAAACTTGGTGATAATTGTTGGGCACCAAGCTCTTTATTTTGGCACCCTGGATTAAGAACAGGAATACAGGGTTCTACTTATCAAACTGTGGTTGATAATGATATTCATGATAAAATATCGAAAGAAATAACACACCTCTTACCTACTCATAACTTTTTAATTATTCAACATTATTTGTGGGACAAAAATGCGGGAATTGCTTTGCACAACGATGATAATTATTTGTTTGGTGCCACAATCTATATGAATAGGCAATGGAGCATTAACGATGGTGGTATTTTTATACACCAGCATGAAAATGAATATAAAGCTATCGTACCAGAATTTAATACCATGGTACTAAATGACAGAAAAACTTATCATCTTGTCACACCTGTTAGTCCTTTCACTTCCAATTTAAGAATGACTATTCAAGTGTGGGGACGTTAATCTAATGTATTTATTCCTCGATAGCTCAGCGGTAGAGCAGTTGACTGTTAATCAATTGGTCCGTGGTTCGATCCCACGTCGAGGAGCCACCTCTGCTCCTGGGAGATATTATGTTTTTCTGGTTTAAGCGAAAAAAGATTGTATTGGATTGTTTTACCTATGACTCCATAGTGTATGATAGACATAAGATACAAAAAGCTGTGTATTCTTTACCTGATTGGTTCAAAAATCTTGACATAAACATTCCGGGAAATATGAAATATTGTGAGGGATTTAAACAATATTTTAAAAATGCAATTTCTCTTAATATGTGGTGCACTCTCGATTTTCACATTGACAGCAAAAATAAAAAATGGGAATGGAATGCTGCCATGCCACTAAGAGCACATGGTGAGCATAAGCCTAAACAATATGGTTCTTTTCTTCCCCCAGATAACTACGACCATTTTAAAATAGGCACTCCCTGGTTCTTCAAGACAAGCAGGCATGTTAAGTTTGCCTGGGTTGATAGTTTCTGGTGTAGGAATACAATGGCTTATTTTTTTCCAAATGCTATTGTAGACTACTTTTATCAGCATACCACAGACGTGAACATGTTTTTTAGTTACGGAGATAAGCCTTATTCATTCACAATTCAAGCCGGCCAGCCGATGATTTTTTTAATTCCTCTCACGGAAGAAAAAGTTGAGATAAGAAACCACCTTGTTTCCGTACAAGAAATTGAGCGGTATGCACCTGTTGATGTTGGTGTGTCCTCCGCCTTTAACAGATACCAGATAAGAAAAAAACACACAGACAAACTTTTAAGTCAGCAAAAGAAATGCCCATTTGGTTTTGGAAACAAAGATGAAATCTAACTTAGTTAAATCTGACAAATTTAATTTTGTGGTGTTTGAGAACATTTTTAATGAAGAAGAGCTGGGAAAAATTTGGATTGAAGTAACATTCTTGAGTGATTTCAACAAACTAAAAAATGAACAGCAGCTGGGAAGCGCTTATGAAGGTAACAAGCTTCTAAAAAAAGGATACGGCATATGGCTCGACGAGATGTACACGAACAGACACACGTCTAATTATCTTAGATTGTATAAAAAACCTTTTAGCTGCGAAGAAATGGATGATTACTTTAAACAAGATTACACACTAAATCTTTTTAGAAATACAAATAGAGATAACACATTAATAAACTACTATGCGGATTCTAATTACTATGAGCCGCATTTAGATAATGCGTGTTATTCGTATGTATTTTGGTTATTTCGGGAGCCAAGGATGTTTACCGGTGGAGAATTTTATTTTCCCGATATAGACTGTGAATTGTCGGCAGCAAGTAATTGCGGAGTTCTATTTCCTTCATGGGCTAAACACGGCGTAAAACAAATAGAAAATAATGTAGATGGTACGGAATTTGCTGGTCGCTTTAGTTTCTCAACTTTTTTTCATATATAAAAATGTCTCACCTCAATAATTTAAAAAAATGGGTTCTCCAGCCTGCTTCAGATGAAGTACAGGCTGAAAGACTCGCCATTTGTCATGCGTGTCCTGAATACAAAGCACAGATAAATTTATGTAACATGTGCAAATGTCTTGTCGGTCTAAAGGTGGGGCTTGCACGTCAAAAGTGTCCACTTGATAAATGGATGGATATTAAGTAGGGTGCCGAGAAGCATTGGTGACTTCAGCAGACTGTAAATCTGTCGCCTCAGGCATACGGGGTTCGAATCCCTGGGCACCCACCATGCGGGATTAGTTTAATGGTAGAACGAGAGCCTTCCAAGCTCACGACAGCGGTTCGATTCCGCTATCCCGCTCCAAAGGAGACATGGCTGAGTGGTCGAAAGCGGCTTCCTGCTAAGAAGTTATACGGTTTAAAAACTGTATCGAAGGTTCGAATCCTTCTGTCTCCGCCAACTAAGAAGGATATATATCTTATACCTAGTGATGGGTGATCATATTATAAGGAGAGATATATGTTTTTTGTTAAAGCTTTTTTTGCTGGTTTGATTATTACAATTGCTTCTTTATTTCAAACAGCTGAAGCTACACCAATTGTAATGCTAAAAACAACTACAGCTGGTACAGTAGCTAGAATTGTTGACATAAAGTTAGCAATGTCAAACGCAGTCGTGACACACGATGTGCCATTTTACAACTGGGAGCATGGGTTTGGCAGTTTTATCACTGCACCCTGGGGCAGCTGGGAAGGGTACATAGCCACACCAAACTCGAATCCACCTGCAGGAGCGTTGGAACACGTAATTCAGTTTGAGTTTAGATCAGAAAATTTCTTTGTAGAACAAAATACCGGTCATTTTGTTGTTGGTCTTCGTAGCAGAATTGATGGTAACAAGCTAAACAGTAACGGTATCATACTTGGCAACGTTTCTGAATATTACAATCCTGAAACATTATGTGGACCAGCTGATAAACGAAACGCAGCATCGATGGCAGTTTTCTTTACAGGTGGCAATTGTGTGCTGGGCTCTCAAACAACATCTGTTGCTTTGAAAGACAAGACTGATTACTTTGTCATTTTTGTTGCTGGTGAATACCGACAGAAGGTAGCTAAAAACGCTGACGGTTATCTACGTTATTTTCTAATGGAAAAAGTCGCCGATCAGTGGGTTGTCGTTGATCAAAAATCGTATGACATACCACTTGTAAACTTTGCCCCATCATCGTTTAGAATTATGCCACATGGCGGATGGTTTATAGCAGAAAACCTGTCACAGCATTATTGGCAGTTTAAGATTAAAGATCTTAAAGCGTATTGGGTAGTTGAATAAAAAAAATTGGGAAGGCTATATATCTTGTACCTAGCAATAGGTGCTTTTATTAACAAAGGAGGTAGTAACATGAAGAAACTCGTAATTAGTGCTGTTTTAGCTCTTGCTGCTGGCTCAGCTTCTGCTTTTGAAGTTGGTGTCACCGGTCACCGTAACTACGACACAGATCGTAATGCTGTTGGCGTTACTGTTGGTCAAAGCTTCAAGGGTCTTGATCTTACCGCAGGTTTCGATCGTACTACAAAGGATAGCAAAGTAGATCGTTGGAGCCTTGTTGGTGGTCTCAATGTCCTCAAGCTTGGTGATGCAAGAGTTGCAGTGAAGGCAGGTGCCGCACATGTTAACGCTAAGGATGGTCCAAGTGGCCTTGCTGGTGTTGCTGGTGTTGGTCTCAAGCTGCCACTTGATAAGAAGCTTACAGCCACTGTTGATGTAATGCGTCAGTGGGGTGAGCCAGCCGTTAAGACTCTTGACGGTAACCTCGTCGTGCTTGGTGTCAAGTACAAGTTTTAATTTGTTATAAGCTCCGACACAAACCCGCTTCGGCGGGTTTGTTTTTTTCTGGAGTTAATGTATAATACGAACATCTGCCCGTAGCTCAGTGGATAGAGCAACGGCCTTCTAAGCCGTTGGTCGGACGTTCGAATCGTCTCGGGCAGGCCATAAATACATTTATTTGCACTGAGGTACATCATGAACTTAGCATTGTTTCTTCTCATCATAGTAATGTTGGTTGTTATAGTGTATCTCAAATTAACAGCCAAAGATTCTTATTCTGGTTTACGTGATCAAATCTACTTTGGTTACTATGGAGATATGTCTTATCAGTTAGAAGAAACCAAAGATCATACCAACATGGTTTGGATTGCTGCATGGGATAGACATCCTTTGTCCTGGGGAGATTGCGTTTATCAGCGTGTTCAACAAGCAAGCAATGTAGGAAAAAAGTCGGTAATCATGATGACAAATGATTGCTATGTTGACCGTAAATTTAATCCTAAGGCAGTTGAAGAATTAGATGATTTGTTTCGTAAGTTGAGTAAAGATGATTATTTGAACGACGTCATTGCAATTTACCCCACTGACGAACCTGATGGAGCTAATATTAGCTCAGAAGAAATTGCAAAAGCAAACAACGCCATAAGAAATGTAATGAAAAAATATTCAGAATTGAAAAACACAGCTTTGGCTGTTTTTTATACCGGGTCAGAAAAATACCCAGGTATGGAATATTATGACTGGGTTGGTTTTGATGAATACCATGTGGGGGCAAAGGCATTAGGAGCAAAGTATAGACGAATGGTTTCCAAGCTTCGTGGGGATCAACGGACAATGATTATACCTGGAGGATGTGATAAGTGGAGACAAGATCCCAAACCGTTTGTTAATTTTGCTTTGAAAAATCCTCGTGTTGTCGCAATAGTACCATTTATTTGGTTCGACAATGCTGATCCAGGAAATACAGATGTCGGGCATGGTATTAGAAGCAACGGAATGAAAGAAGCTTATAAGGAGGCAGGTTTGACTATAATTAAGCCTCGTTAGTTTAATGGTAAAACGTCGCCTTTACACGGCGAATAGTGGTGGTTCGATTCCATCACGAGGCACCACTAATCGGAGAATAAAATGAAGCTTACACAAGAAGAAGCGGAGAAGTTTTTGAATCCTGATGGAACAATCAACGCAAGAAAAGTTCGTAGGTCTTGTGGTGGTAGACGTGGTCGTAAGGAAGGTACGAAGTCGCTTAAAAATAGACAAGCAGGAAAAGCCAAGGTTAGCACAAGAACTGTAATACGTGCAAAATATAATGCTATGAAGAATTACTTACAACAATGAGTACACCCGAAATTAAAATCTTAGCTGTAAGCAATGTATACTGCAGGTTAATGTATTTTAAAAATAGGGGTGATGTACAGGCAGGCCATTGTCACACGTATGACCATGGTACTTTGCTGTCAACTGGCCGTTTACAAGTAGATATGTTCAGCGAAGATAATATACACCAAGGCACAAAAATTTTTGAAGCGCCAACATTTATTTTTATACGTAAAGATGCAAAACATCAATTAACAGCTCTTGAAGATAATACTGTAGCGGTGTGCATACATGCTCTTAGAACAATTGAAGATGATATTATAGATTCTAGCTTTTTTGTAACAGCAATGCAAGATGAACAAAGTGTTGCCAGATCAATGATTAGAAAAGATATGATGCGTAAACATTTTACTTGTAGTGAAAGTATACCAGTGGATAAGCTTAAAGAACCAGAAGCATAAAAGGAAACGTGGCAGAGCCCGGTTTATTGCAACAGTCTTGAAAACTGTCGACTGTAAAGGTCCGTAGGTTCGAATCCTACCGTTTCCGCCAAACATAAATACCCTAATAATATCAACGTTATTGGGGTATTTTTATGCCTACGAAAAACATTGAGTACGTTAAATTCGTAAAGGAGAATTTAGGTATGGTATCGAGTGCTATTGCCGTTGTCACAGCTATTGTAGTTTCTGTGATTTCCATAGAATCACGGTACGCTCATGCTCAAGATGTTAAAGAACTTGTTAGAAACCAGGGTGAGCAGATTAAGCTGATGAATCAAAACAGCGCTCGCAACCTGATGTTTCAGCTTGAATATTATGACAATGCAATCAAGCAACGCGAGCGGCTACTTCTTTCAACGCAGAACCAAGTGACACGTCTAGAAATAACACGCGAAATTGACGATCTGAAAATGAAAAGAGAATTTGTCCGTAAACAAATTATAGATAGCAAATGAGATACGATCAATTCAGAGAAGTAGCCAAGGATGGAGATATTCTTTTTCTTCACGTTAATAGAAAAGATTTCCTTTCAACTCTGACCTCGTGGTTTACGAAGTCTGAGTACACTCACGCGGCTTTCGTCTTCTGGTACAAAGATAGACTAATGGTTGTTGAGTCAACGACACATGGCGGTTTACGAATTGTTACTGCTTCCCAGTATCAAGACAGAGAGCTAGATATTGTTGCTGCTCCAAAAGATTGGAACACAATCAGTGCAAGAGCTTTAGAGAAATCAGGAACAGCTGAGTATGGGTGGTTTAGTGCAGCCTACATAGGACTGCGTGAGTTTATGTTTACGCACTTCGATATTAAGCTGCCTGAAGATAAAACAAATAGAAACCAAGCATGCTCGGAGTTTGTTGCTGAAATGCTTGGGTTACCGGACAACGACATTTCTCCAGGAATGTTAATGAAATATTTGAGAGGATGATATGATAACATTGCAAATTATTTTCTGGGTTTTTATAGCGTGTTTCTTTACTTGGGGAATGTATCTTGCTGTCATGAATCTAATGGCTGCAAGAAAGACAATGCCTCTCGCTACAAAATTTTTTGCATATCCTTTAGCAGCAATTGGAATCATTATGGATGTGTTGATTAATATTGTGGTTGGTACTATACTGTTTCTCGAATTGCCAAAGACGTGGTTGTTAACATCGAGACTGCAAAGTCATATGGATGACCCTAACTGGAGGGGAGCAATTGCTATTTGGATTTGTGCCAATCTACTAGATCCGTTTGATGCTCGTGGATATCATTGCAGGAAACCGAAATGAGAGAAGCTGGAAAAGGATCAAAGCCAAGACCGTTTTCTGTTGATCAGCAAACATTCGACGCTAACTGGGAAAGAGTTTTTGGTAATGCAAAAGTTCGTAAAGAAATAGAAGAACAACGTAAACTTAAAGACCCAAGAACCGATGCCGAGCGACAAAAAGAAGCTTGGATGAAAGATGAATACTACGACCTAGAGGACTGACATGGCACTTGTACATAAGCACGTAATAATAAGAGCAGAAGTTAATAATCCACCAACCGATCGCAACTGGCTACACACATGGTTGAATGAACTTGTTGCTAAGATTGGTATGAAGGTGTGTCAAGGTCCTATCGTAAGCTATATCGATGTACCAGGCAATCGTGGTTTGACCGGAGTTGTTATCATTGAAACAAGTCACATAGCAATTCACGTTTGGGATGAGTGTAAGCCAGGACTGATTCAGTTCGACGTTTACACGTGTGGTCCGTTTGACCCCCAAGTTGTTTTTAATGAGATGAAAGTATTTGATCCTGTCAAGCTTCAGTTTAAGTATCTTGATAGAGAGCACGATTTAGTTGAGGTGGCAGTTTAGGGGGAGTGTAGCTCAGTTGGGAGAGCGCCAGCTTTGCAAGCTGGATGTCGCGGGTTCGATCCCTGTCACTTCCACCAATCGCTGGATTAGCTCAGTGGTAGAGCAATCGCCTTGTAAGCGATAGGTCGTCTGTTCAATCCAGACATCCAGCACCAATTTTAGGAGTAGTAATGTTTGACTGTATGATGATAAATGATGAGCTTGATCTTCTTGAGATCCGACTCCACACTTTGGATCCGATCATAGAAAAGTTTGTCATTGTTGAATCTCTTACTACTCACTCTGGTAAAGACAAGCCGTTACACTTTGCCAAAAACCAAAAACGTTTCCAGCAGTTTGAATCAAAGATTATTCATGTTGTTTATCCTGGCTACAATGCCCAGCATGGCTACGAAGTGTGGGGCAATGAGAACGGCCAGCGGGATTGGTTTCTCCATGCACTAGATCACGTGAGGCCCAGCGACAATCTTTGTTTCTATAGTGATCTAGATGAAATTCCCAGACCAGAAAAATTACTTGAGGCAAAACAACTCTATGAGCAAAACAACACGCCTGTGGCTTTCAATATGCATTATTGCATGTATTTTTTTAATTATTCTTTTGACGTTCCTTCACGAGGACCAATTCTTTACAATCCTGACCATGCAAAAGCATTCCACGCAAGAATCGGTAGGGATCTGCATTCCCCCACAGACGTTAGATGGCATTCCAACACCCCAGGATACGAACACGACTTTCAGAATCTAGATGATGCTGGCTGGCATTTCTCTTCAATGGGTGGCTACGAACAGTTGAAAAGTAAGATTGCAGCGTGTGCTCATGTTGAGTATAATAAAGATGAAATCGTTTCAGAAGAAAACATTCAAAAGGCTATTGAAGAAGGCAGATTGTACTTTGGAGATAACACATCAGCAAATGCAAGTGGAGAGCGTTGCAAGAAGCGTAGTCTAGATTTTCTTCCCCTTTATGTTCAACAAAACCTAGATAGGTTCAAACAATATATTTTGCAATAGGAGATTCAAGTGTATCCAGCAATCCTTGTGACAGACATTTCGGGAACTCCAAAAGAATGGACTGATGTCGAAACTGCAATTTGTTATTACGCTAAAAACAAGGTTGCTTGGGAAGCTGGATCGCCGATCAAAGTATTTTATGGTGGAATCAATGCAATTACTAATAAAAGATCGTTTATCGAAGTTAATTCAATCGTTGCAGTCAATGGACCGCAGGTTACTGATAGATTATTTCGCGCTGTTCCTACTCTCGATCGTCGCACTTTGTTTGCACGCGATCGGCATCTTTGTGCTTACTGTGGCAATAATTTTTTAGATTACCAGCTGACAAAAGAACACGTGATTCCGCAAAGTCGTGGAGGTCCAGACACTTGGACGAATGTTGTGTCAGCTTGTGTGCCATGTAACCACGAAAAAGAAGATATGACGCCTGAAGAGGCTGGAATGAAGCTGTTATATGTTCCATACACTCCAAACATGTTTGAGACGATGATTTTGCAGAATCGCAAGATACTTTTTGACCAAATGGAGTTTTTATTGTCAAGAGTACCAAAACATAGTAGATTACACCAAAATCAAGCCGCTTAACGCGGCTTTTTTGTTGGATAAATATATTACAACTAACACTGGGAGACAGCAGTGACGATACAACGTTTTTCCACTTTTCTTGTTGAAGCAAGAGGATTTATTAGCGCTTCGGGGGCCGACGCCGCCAGACATAAGACAAAGTATATTGATCCTCATGTTGGTTCTTCAGAGCCTACACATGAGGTAGGAAAACAAGCAGGAAATCTCTCTCCAGGTACGATGGTTCGTATCCACAGCACCCATGACGTCGAGGGTAAGCTGCATGCCGTTGTGTCTCCTGCTGGTTCAAAAGAAAAGAGTACAATCCCTGTTAATAAATTGCATAAGCCAGGTGAAGAAGCAAAAAATAAAGGGTTAGCTTACGAACACAATTTTGTAGAAAGAATGAAACAGCATGGCTTAGCTGATCCAAAAGCATCAGGGGCTGGATCAACAGCTGGAACTGATGTAACACTAATTAACAAGAAAAAGCGTACCACACATCCAGGAAAAGTTTCTTCGTCTCAGAGTGTCTTTCGTGGAGAAGTAAAAGAAGGCGTCACAGCTGCTATGGGACAATTAACAATCAAGCACACTTCAGAAAAGGGTTGGCACGTTCCCGATAGCGCGAGAGAAAAGCGGCCCGAATATGCGAAGCACATTGAGCGTTCAGGAATTCTTGAACATATGAATGAGCATCATAACCCCGATAAGGGAGTGCAAACAACAGCTAGTGGGAGAGCTAAAACAGTCGTAATGAAACATCCAAACATGCATCCCGCTGAGGCTTATCTCCAGGATCATCATGCCCAATTTGTTCATGTTGGTGGTCATGGAACGTACCGTGTTGGAGAAAAAGACGCCACTGGTCATGGGTTACCTCGACTCGAAGGAGAAGGAAAGTTTGTTGTTCGTGAAAAACATCTTGGCAACAAAAAAGCTCGCACGGTTATGTTCCAACCAGCCGGAAAAAAAGCTCTAACGCCAAGCCACGTAGATTTGGATAAAGATGAACATCTCGAGGATTTTAAGAAAACACTAGGCCACAAATGAGTTTCCAAAACTTCCTTACAGAAGAGTCAAACGAACAAAAGCTAACACACTTAGCCCACCCTGGCGATCATGTAATTGATGCAAAAGGGGCCGGTGTTGCCCATGCGTTAAACACTCTTCGTGAGGTGCATAAGACTCTTCAAGGTAAGCCATCAAAAGCAAAGATAGCAACGAAGTATGATGGTTCTCCTTCTCTCGTGTTTGGCCATCATCCTGAGACAGGAAAGTTTTTTGTTGCTTCAAAGTCAGCATTCAACAAAAACCCAAAGCTGAACTACACGAGAAAAGATATTGAAGAGAATCATGGCCATGCTCCTGGTCTTGTGGAAAAGCTTCACCAGGCATTAAAGCACCTTCCAAAAGTAACTCCTAAGCACGGTGTGTTTCAAGGAGACGTAATGCAGACGCACGGAGATGTGCAAGAGCACGGTGAGCACCTACACATGACACCAAACACTATTACGTACAGCGCTCATAAAGATTCCCCACACGGTAAGGTAATGAGTCGTGCTAAAGTCAGTGTTGCTGTCCACACAAAGTATGAGGGCAGCGATCTTCAGAACATGAAGGCTAAGTATAATTATAAGCCAACAGAGTTTGGTAGCCATCCGGACGCTCACGTTATTGATACTGAGACAAAATGAACATCACACCAGAAGCTTCTAAGCAAGTCGACAGACATCTTGATACAGCTGAAAGGCTTGCTAAAGGTCATGACTTTGGCCACATTGAAGGTCATGAAGAACACTTAAAAGCTTACATCAATCAAACTGTCCGTACTGGGGAAGCTCCTACGACAGAAGGTTATGTTGCTCATATTGTCAAGCGTCGGGACAAGGCAGTCGAAGAAAAGAAGTCTGAAGCTGGTAAACAGAAGACGAAAGATACACATAATGCAATGGTTGATCACATTCGTAGCAACAAGAAAAACTTTGACAGAACATTGCAAATACATCATCATATTGAAAAAGCAAAAGATGTTTTAACAACTGCACTCAACTCGTCAGCTGATCACGATTTTGACCATACAATCAATGGCAAGCAGACAAATCCAGAAGGATATGTTGCTACAGTAAACAACAGACCGACGAAGCTTGTTCACAGAGAAGAGTTTAGCAGAGCAAACTTTGCAAAGGTTAGAGAAGAGGTTGAGCAGAAAGCTCAATCGTTAAATGAAAACTTCGATTATAAACTTGGTCCTACAGTTTATGATCTTGGTATGAAAATGCGTGGAGCCTTTGCTTATCATCCTTCAGTGTATAAGTATCTTTCAGATGAGCAAATTGATAACCTTGATGAACACGATAAAGTCTTGTTTGCAAGAACAATTAGACAACGAAACGTGGTGGATGAATAATGGCACAATTTAGAACTGATATTAAGAAGCTTGATGGCTCCAATCTTGTAACGAGATTTGAAGTACAGATGTTGAATGACAGGCTAACGCCGGCAGGTACTTTGACGGATGCGTTTGGACGCATGCGCGTATCTGAGCCACTAACCCTCTTTGACAGCCAGCATCGCTATCAAGATAATGGTAAGTTCAATACGGCAAACAGCGCTGGCTGCAACACGGTATATCAAGCAAACGAATCCACTATAGATCTCAACGTTGGCACAACAGCAAACACTCACGTTTATAGAGAAACAACAAAAGTGTTTGCTTATCAGCCTGGCAAGTCGTTGCTTGTAATGAATACATTTGCAATGAACACACCTAAAGCTAATCTGAGACAACGCGTTGGATATTTTTCTACACAAAACGGAATATTTTTAGAAAACGACGGAACGACCAATTATCTTGTTCTGAGATCGTATGCTAACGGCACGGTCGTAGATACGAGAGTTGCTCAAACAAACTGGAACGTTGACACGTTTGATGGTAACGGATACTCTGCACAAGGTAGTGGGCCAGAACACGGTAGTGGTCTTGATGTTTCAAAAACAAACATATTTTGGATTGATGTGGAGTGGCTTGGAGTAGGAGATGTGCGGTGTGGATTTGTTGTTGATGGTAAGTTGGTTCCTGCTCATATTTTTCACAATGATAACCTAAGAACAACCGTCTACATGACGACAGCATGCTTACCAATTCGTTATGAGATTGAAAACACAGGTACAACAGCGTCCAACTCAACAATGAAGCAGATTTGCTCTACTGTGATATCAGAAGGCGGGTATCAACTTTTTGGTAAGCAGTTTGGTATTGGCCGCCCTCTTGCTTCTCCGAAAGATCTAACAACTGCGGCAACGTTTTACCCTGTTGTAAGTATACGCCTTCATGCAAACCGACTTGACTCAATCGTTATACCGAGAAAAGTAACGTTCGTCGGCGTGACAAACAATACAAACTACAGATACAAGGTTGTTGTGAATCCCACCTTAGACGCAAACGCTAGCTGGGTTAATGCAACCTCCGATGGTGTATCTTCAGTTGAGTATGATTTCTCAGCAACTGGTTATACAGGTGGTCGCGATGTTGTGATTGGATACTCAACCGTATCTAGCGGTGAGAAAGCCCAGGCGACAACACTTGAGGACGGATTGTTTAGATTCCAGCTTGAACGAAACTCATTTACAAACACAGCTGTTGTGTTTTCATTAGTTGCAACAGGTGCAGCAAACGGTGACGACGCTCTTGGTGCAATTGAATGGGAAGAAATATTCCAATGATTAGTAATATACTCTCTCTTGTTTCAGGATGGAAACTATACCTTGGTATAGCTGCAATCACAGCTGTTGCTCTTGGCTTGATAGTTAACAAAGCTTACAACGCTGGTGAAGATAAGGCAAATGCTGAGTGGCTCGAAAAAGAACTTAAAAGAACAAAGCAACACGAAGAACAAGTGAGAAGACAACAAGAAGAGTTGGCAAAGCTGAATGCTAACCTCGAAGCAGCGTTGAAAAATACCAAAACAATCATAAGAGAAGTGGAAAAGAAAGTCGAAGTTGAGGTCGACAAGCCAATCTATATCAATTGCAAAATGCCAGAAACAGGTACTGAAATTGCTAACGAGCTTGTAAGAAAATTGAATAAAGAGCGATCCAAATGATAAAGTATCTACCCTTTCTGTTGCTTTTATCTGGCTGCACAACAATCGAATATCAGAAAGAATATCTGACTCTTTCCAATGAACTTCTCCAAAAATGTCCTGAAATTCAAGAAATAGGTAAGGGTGAAGTCCCTCTAGGAGATCTGTTAAAATACACGCTTGCGCTAATGGGACAATATAATGAATGCGCAGTTCGCATGGATAAGGTAATTGAGGCCAACGAAAAGCTAAAGAATACTAAATAAGACATCAAAGGATAAGGCTTCGGTAAACTCCTCATGTCAACACCTGATTTGCTTAATCGGACCACAGATAGGCCGATTGTACCATCAAAATACCGCCCTCGAGGCGCCAAACCTGTTCAAGACAAGATTATTGTCAATCCACCAGACACTCCTGTAAACGAGGAGGCTGAGAAAACTGCCGTAATGACGTTTGGCAGAATGAATCCCCCAACTATTGGTCATGAAAAACTTCTCAACAAAGTTGCTGAAGTTGCTAACGAGCACGGCGGATCAGCTCATGCGTTCGTTAGCCATTCCCAAGACAAGAAAAACCCGCTTTCTCAAGATGATAAGATTGGATACGTGAAGAAGTTTGCTCCAGAAGGAGTACACGTCCACGGATCATCAAAAGACTCCCCTTCTATTATTCAGGCTGCAAAAAAGCTGCACGATAGCGGCAATAAGCATCTTGTTGTGGTTGCTGGAGAGGATAGAGTTGGAGAATATCACAAACTTCTTCACAAATATAACGATCATCCAGATCATTATAGCTTCAAGTCAATAAAGGTCGTGTCAGCTGGTAGTAGAGACCCAGATGCAGAGGGTGTTGAGGGAATGTCTGCTTCAAAAATGAGAGCTCATGCAGCTGCAGGAGAACATAAAGAGTTTAAGGCTGGATTACCAAAAGCTTTGCATCCTCATGCAAAAGAAATGATGGATAAGGTCCGTGAAGGTCTTGGCGTTAACGAAGATGTAGTCAATGAGGTAAATCTTGAGACGCGAATAAAGCGTGCAATGAATCTTAGACGTTACCGTGCAAAGATTCAGCAATACAAAAAGCGTGCTCAAATGCGCTATGCTTCTCCATACAATCTTCACAAAAAAGCATTAAGATATGCAAGAATGGCTCTTAAGAAGCGATTAGCTGGTGATAAAGGACAGGCTTATACAAGCCTACCTCCATCCCAGAAAAAAGCAATCGATAGAGTTTTAACACAAAGAGTGAAACAAGTTAAACAGATTGCTACAAGAATTCAACCACGTGTAACTCAGGCTGAATTTGCAAGAATGGCATCAGCTCACGTTGGTAAGCCAAAATCTGGAACTAAAGCATTCTTTAAGGGAAAAATTCAAGTTCAAAGCTATGATGCGTTAGAGAAAAAAGCTAACGAATCCGGTTTTGATATCAAAATTATCCAAGAAGTGTTTGAAAGAGGTTATAATAGTTGGAACAACCATCTGAAAACCCGCGAACAACTCGGTTTCGAGCGTGTAAACTCGTTTATCAATCAAGGCAAGACATATTTTGACGAAGATAAAGATCTTGCTGAGTCAGCTCTTACATATGACCGCTATGCCAAAATAACACAATTACTAAGGCTGGGTCTGGTCGATGATGACAAAAAGAAGCGTTTTCTCTCTATCCTAAATAAGATGAGGAATATCAGTGATGTAGACAAACTTCAGCTAACAGACAAAATCTTTTTAGCAAATTTGTTTGATGATATTATGGAAAAAATTGTCGATGACAATCAGTTGTTTAACAGAATGCTGTACCTGCTAAGGAGACGATAATGTTAGATTGGTTCAAGAAATTGCTCGAAGTAAAGAGAACAGCAAGTATCAAACCACAACCAAAAGTTGAAGAGCCAGCCGTAAAGCCACGCCGCAAGGTTAAGGCTATCAGCGGTCCAGCTAAGAAGAGTCCAGCTGGAAAGGGCATCAAGAAAAAATGAAACTGTTGCGGTTCAATGAAGATCTGCGACAGTGGTTTGATCCAAGCCATCCGAAAGGTGGCTGGAAAAGGATCAACACAAAAGGTGAGGTAGTAGGTCCTTGTGCTAGAGAGCCAGGAGAAGCAAAGCCTAAGTGTATGTCTAATGAAAAGATAGCATCACTTAGCAAGAAGGAAAGAGCAGCTGCGGTTCGTGCAAAACGTAAGCACGATCCCAACCCAGAGAGAAAGGGTAAACCAATTAACGTTTCCAATTATGGAAAAGGAAAGTTGAGTGAGAATATGGAACAGCTAGACGAAAAGAGCACACCAACAAATCCAAAGCTTTGGTCAAGAGCCAAGGCTCTAGCTCGTTCTAAGTTTGATGTGTATCCTTCTGCTTATGCAAATGGCTGGGCAGCAAAGTGGTACAAGTCGAAAGGTGGAGGGTGGAAATCTATGAACGAAGCAGCTGATAAAGATCCCCGTGAGTATAACTATGAGGGGGACATGACAAAGTCTGATCTCCGTTCAATCATGGCAAATGCTCAGAAGATTCACGACATGCTCGAGGATGATACCAACCTTCCTGAGTGGGTACAGTCGAAGGTAACGTTGGCAGAAGATTACATTTCCACAGTTGCCAACTATCTTACTGCTGAAATGAATGAAGAAAAGATGCCTGAATTAAAGCGTCTTGGTTCTAATCCCGGAAAGTTTAAAAAGCTTGTTGCAAGAGTTCTTGGCCAAAGAGCTGCCAAAAAGATTGATGGAACAGATGGATCTAGAATCATGGCCAAAGCCAAGAAAGATGGAAACACAGATTTGTTCCGCAAGGGCTCTTTCATTAAGAACTTTTATGGTGAAGAAACTGACCTTGAAGAAAAGACAATGGGAAAGCCATTCCGTACACCAGGCGGTCCTAAGAAGTTTGCTGTTTACGTTAAGAATCCAGAATCTGGAAACGTAAAGAAAGTGACGTTCGGTGATCCAAACCTTTCAATCAAAAGAGACAGTCCTGAAAGAAGAAAGTCTTTCAGAGCAAGACACAATTGTGAGAATCCAGGTCCAAGAACAAAAGCCAGATATTGGAGCTGTAGACAGTGGAGAGCTGGCGCAAAGGTGGAGGCATAATGGACGAACTGCATAGACTATTAAATAAAGTACTTGCTGATACGTTTGTGTTGGCGCTAAAGACTCAGAACGTTCATTGGAATGTTGAAGATCCAGACTTCTACGCTTACCATAAGTTCACACAAGATATGTACGAAGAGCTTTTTGGCGCTGTTGATCCTATTGCTGAACATATTAGAAGCACAGATGGATATGCTGTTGGTTCGCTCGGCCAGTATCTTCAAATGAAATCGATTGATGAGTTTGTTGTGTTGCCTCGTCCATTGCAGGCATTCAGTGAGCTATTGAACGATCACCAAAAAGTAATTAATGTTTTGATGGAAGCTTTCCATATGGCTGAAAAGTTTATGGAGCACGGCCTATCAAACTTTATACAAGATAGAATGGATGCACACAAAAAGCATATGTGGATGTTAAGAGCAACTGTAAAGAACAGAGAAGATGAATAAATTTAAAAGTTTAGAAAGCAAGATCAGAGACATTTTTAGAGGCCTGCGTACCGAAGCCTCTTATGTTAGTATGCGTACTGCAATTAGGCAAGTTGCAGAAGCAAAGAAGCATAGAATTGAAACACATGCTCTCGATCAGATTTCTGCTGGCACATATCAGACAAAACATTTTGAGATGTGCCCATCAGCTCAGAAACTATACACAAACCTTCCGAAAAGTGTTGATCCAATGGATGCTGAGGAAGGCGCTATTTTACAAGATAAATTGTTTGCGTTAGAAAAAGCTGTTCTATCCAAGGGTCGTTCATCTCAACAGGACGTAGATACTGCAACACAATTAGTTGATAAGACGTTACGTGTTGCTGATAGAATGGGATTGCGTAAACAGCACGATCAATATTTGCAAATGCATCTTGGAAAAATTGAAAGCCACCTAAAGCCTGATAAGATGGAAACTGGCAAGATGGAAAAAGCAAGATTCAAGCATGCCTCTTACGAACCAACAATAGAGACCCCAGATATGGATATTGACAACTCGAAGTTTAAGATTTCGAGAAGTATCAAGGGTCAACGCAAACTAAAGATTATAGATAACGACTAGGAGCAACAAAATGAAGTTAACGGACCAACCAAAAGATCTTTTGAAGGCTGTTCAAGAAGTTATTAAAACCTCAACACCTGCAGCCAACGAAAAAGCTAAAGATGTTAGCGATAAGCTTTCTGCTCGCTATGAGTCGATGAGACCAAAACAGCTAAAAGAATATTTGCAGCCTGGTCCTAATGGAAGACCTGTCCCGCCTCATGGAGAAAAGGCCGATAGAGAATTAAGAAAGCAACAGGCAGCAGATCTTGCTCAAGACCGTCGCGACGCAGCTGCCCTTAAGAGAGCAGAAGTAGATACCAACAGACCAATTGGTGCAATGACACCGAAAGAGGTAGAGCTTCGTAATAAAGCAAATGTCGAAATGAACAGGCCTATGGATGCTACGGGTCGTGCCAAGAAATTGAAAGAGGAACAAAAAGAAGGAGCCAAAAAACATCCTGCAGAAGGAACTTTCGGATTTCCTATTGATACTTCAAATCAACCAAGAAGGCCAGTCAAACCAGCACAAAAACAAGAAGCACCCAAATCACCACAAAAGCAAGAAACGTCTGCTGAAATCATGAAAAGAATTCAAAAGCAAATTGATGATATGAATAAGCAGATGGATGCTACCGAGAAGAAGTTGCAGGCTACTGAAAGAGCTCAGGAAACAAAAAAGAAGCCTGTTGCAGTTGTTACACCAACAGATATGCAAGGCAGACCTGTTAATAGACCTGAACCATCAACTAAGACCGAACCTCCTCCTGCATGGATGCAAAAACCAGCATATAAAAAATCACTTCCACTTGGAACTGATGTTGACGCAGCTGAAAGAGAAGCGGAACGGACAAAGCCATCAAAGGTTGAGCCAGCTAAGATTGCAACAGTTAAGGCTGAACCAATTGAAGTTCCTAAGACCGATATGTCAGAGCCTAAGTTAGCTGAGTTGCCAAAGATGGAACCAATTAAAGCAAAAGCTAAAGAAGATGAGGCTGATCAAGACATGAAGCGTCCAATGGGTGCTGAAAAAGAAAAACCAAAAGCAGCAGAGGCCGAGCCAGCAAAGGTTGGTAAGGTTCAAGCCGAAAAACCAAAAATGCGTTATTTCGATCCATACCAAGGAGCTGAAACAGAAGCAGGTCATGGTTTTCAAGGAAACGTACCCTACTACGACAAACCTTATGAGCCTGGAATGAAGCCAGCCGGTTATCAACAAGACGTTGCTCCTCGCTCACCAGTTCCTGAACCCGAAAAAGGTGAGGAAGAGGATGTTGTCACGAAGGGTGTAAAGAAGGTTGCTGGTAAGCTTGCTTCATTCTTTAAAAAGAAAGAAGAACCAGACCAAGATATGAAGCGTCCAATGGGTACTCAAAAAGAACACGTTGAGATTGAAGAAGCAGAGCTTCGTCCAGATATTGAGAAGAAGTTTGCAGAAAATCCAAAAGGTGTTGAAGTTCATATGAAGCATAAAAAGACTGGAAAAATAGAAGTTACAAAATTCCCAGGCACCTTCACTGCTGTCAAGGCTGCGAAGCGTCACATTGCAGATATGGAAAAGCAAGGATATAAACTTCACGCTAAAAAATTAATGGAAGATGACAACCAAGAACAAGAGGAAATAAGTATGGATAAGAAACAGCTCGTTGTTGAAAAGATGATGAAAAAGCTTAGAGGTAAGCTCGATCCTGTTGGTAAAGAAGATGCCGACATTGATAATGATGGTGATTCAGACAAGTCTGATTCTTATTTGAAGAATCGCCGTGAAAAGATTGCAGCTGCCATGAAAGAAGAGCTTGTTGGCAAGCAACATAAGATAGATGCAAACAAAAACAACAAGATTGATGCTGAGGACTTTGAATTACTTCGTAAGCGTCGTAAGCTTGCTAAGGAAGAAGTCGAACAAGTTGATGAGGCCTCATATTCAGCAAAGCAAGCACGTGCTGGTAAGGATATTGGCAAGCCAGGCAAGATGTTTGGTAAAATTGCTGCTTCAGCTGCAAAGCGTTATGGTTCAGAAGAAGCTGGCAAGCGTGTTGCTGGTGCAATTCTCAAGAAACTACGTGGAAAGGGAAAATAATGGCTAGATCAGCTACATACCAGCTAATTAGACGTGTCCTTGATGAAAAAGTTCAAGGCATGAAAGGTCGTTCGAGTCCAGAGAAAGAAGACGAAACTGACGAAGAAGAACTTAAAAAACTTCTTGCTACCAAACAAAAAAACAAATCAGCCAAAAAAGATGAGGCTGAACCAGACGCAGACATGAAGCAACCAATGGGAGCTGAGGACGAGAAAAAGTCTTTGAAAGCTAAACCAGTCAAGTCTGAAGAAGATGAGGAGGAAAAAGAGGGAGAGGAAGAAAAGGAAGAGAAGGCTGAAAAAGTCGAGCCTCCTAAAAAAGATAAGGAAACAACTTCCATGAAGGATAAGGAAGAAAAGCCAAAACAAGCTAAATCTTCTGAAGATGAAGATGAGGAAGATGAGGTTTATGCTGGTCCCAAGGGCGCGCGCGCAGGTAAAGTGTATGCAGGCCCAGATGGAGCACGTGCTGGTGATGTATATGCAGGTCCAGACGGAGCTCGAGCAGGCAACGTATACGCAGGTCCAGAAGGAGCTGGCGTACGCAAGAGTTCTACAAAAAAAGTACAAGAACAAAGATCTTCATTGTATAGCGTAGTAATGCGCGTTATTGAAGAAGGTCGTGGACGTCCTCGTAAGAACCCAAACGATCCGAAGTGGCAGAAAAAGACAGCCAACAGCGACGATAGCGAGGAAATGGAAGGTCTTCAGCCTGATTCTGGAAGGGAAGCTGATCAGCACATCCATGTTCGTCTCAAAGCAGTGACAGATAGCTCTGAAAAAGGAGGAGCTGACGTTACGTTTGATAACGGGAAAAAACATTTTGTAAAGCAAAATGTTGCAAAAACAGTGCTTTCCGCTTTGGATAAGATGAAACCAGAGGCTCGTAAGCAAATACATGATCATATTGCACAGTCGCATGAGAATTTAATGCAAGTGCACTCAATGCTTACTGGTAAAAAATAATAAATACAAGTAATTAGAACGCTTTTTAGGAGAAAAAAATGGCACAATGGGGAACTACAGACGACGCAGCAAACTCAGTTATCTGGGCTGTTGCAGGTTACGGAAAAAGAGCAAATTCTGCAAACCGTGACGAATTTTTCGGCAACACAACTGCTGACGGTTATGTCACTGGCCTGACCGTTGGTCAGTTTGGTGTTGATAAAGACGAAATTGCAGTTGCACGTACAGGTAACGTTGCATCAGTTACTATTACATCGGCTGGTTCAGGCTATTCCGCCAACGCCACAGTAACAATTGGTGGTGTAGTAACTGGTGGTGGTACAGGTGCTACGGCTAACGCCCAAGCAAATGCTACAGGCCGTATTTCTGTTGTTAATATCACAGCCGAAGGTTCAAGTTTTGAATCAGCTCCAGACGTTGTGATTGCAGCTCCAACAGCAAAGACATTCAATGCTAACACAGCTGTTGATGGAACAGAAGACTTTATCACACTTGCAAGTAATGTGTTCCAAAATGGTGACTATGTTAAGTATCTTGTTGCAGCTGGCAATACAGCACTTACAAACCTTGCTAACAACACTTCATATTATGTCGTTGGTGCTAACTCAACAGGTGTTAAGCTTGCAAACACAGCTGGTGGTACAGCAATTGACCTTACAAAAGGTGCTTCTGAAACAGGTCACTCGTTAACAGGCGAGACAGCCACCGGTGTTGCAATCCTCCGTCAGGAATCTGGCGATCTTGGATACGCCCACGTTGGTTGGAACGTTCGTAAGGTTCTTTCGAACGGTCGTGTTCAAACAGAAACTCTTGTTGCCTTGTCGAAAAACGGCATGACGACAGATGCATCTGATGACACACAGTTGCCTGACGCCTAATGACTGATAAAGCAAAAAAGATATCTGAGTTAACGGCCGCTACTTCGGTAGCGGCCAATGACCTTTTTGTCATTGTTGGCAACACATCAGGAACCTCGACAACAAAGAAGATTACAATGTCGAACTTGTTTGCTAACGTTGATTCAAACACAACGTTCAAGCAAGTAGTTAATGTTGGTGCAAACGTTTCTGTAAACACAACAGCACTCAAAATTGGTAATAGCACTGTCTATGCAACGGTAAATTCAACTGTTATCAGTCTTAGCAATAGTGTAGTAACAAATGCAACAACCATAATGGTTGGCACAGATCTTTCTGTTAATACAACAGCAATCAAGATCGGTAACAGCACGGTCAACACAGTTGTTAACTCTTCTGTGTTCTATGTTGGAGCCAACGTTGTTATTAAGGCTAATACGTATGCATGGACATTCCACGACTCAGATGGGTTGTTATATTTGCCAAACGGTTTTGGTAACACTTCTGGTTTTATATTTCCCGATAACCCAGCTGGTGGTAGCGGGGACGAAGCCCATATCATATATGAGCCATTAAGTGGTGAAAATATGGTTTTGGAACTGCGTGTCCATAACGACAACGACGATTTAATTAGTCTTGATTCGTCGGGGACTGTAAAAATTATTACCAATGGTGCTACAGCTCCTAATACGTGGATCTTCCAAGCTAACGGTCAACTAACAGCTCCAGGAACAATTTCTTCAAATTTCCTTTCAGTAGGTAAAGTGGAAGAAACGTTCAGCTCAATAACAGGAGCCAACGGTGCTGTTACACATGATTGTACAAGCAATCATATTTTTAATCACTCGTCTGTAGCAAACAACTTCACGGCAAACTTTACCAATCTCAATCTTGCTAATAACAAAGCAACAGCTCTCACTCTTGTAATTAATCAAGGGGCAACAGCTTATGTTGCTAACGCTGTCCAGGTAGGAGGAGCTAGCCAAACTGTAAATTGGCAAGGAAACACTTCCCCGCCAACTGGTAATGCCAATAAGAAGGATATTATGACGTTTAGTATTCTTAATTCTTCTGGCGCATATACGGTGTTTGGTCAACTCACATCTTTCGGATAATTATGTTTGGCTCGTTTAGTGGCTCTTTTAGCTTCGGCCGCAAAAGAAAAATTATTACTGGTGGCATCAGCGATCCGAACCTCTCACTCGGAACACAAGTAGAGTGGACTAATAGCACCATATGGTATACAGCTGGTGCATCCAATCCTGGAGGTGGTTTTGCTTCAGCTGTTAGGCCTCTTATCCAAGTAATGTATGCCCACAAGGCAATAAAAATTAGTGTTGGAGCCACAACAAGTCTTGGTATTAAGACAACACAGACTGGTGGTCAGTGGCGTTGGCAGTTCTCTGTAAGTTCTGCAGAAAATACAATTGGTAGTTTTTCAGCACCATTTTTTGGATCTCAATTAATTGGACAAAATAGTGTTGTAGGAGGTCAAACTTATACAGGTGTGACAGACACACTATTTGAAATACCGGCAAACAGATACTTTTTAATTATACGTAGCCCCGGGCCCCTTTACACAGCGTCAACCGCTTCTCCAGGCAACGGCGGCACTAATAGAACAGCCGTAATAAGCGGTGATCCAATATTCACAACTCTCAGCTCCCACATACAAGGATATTCAACGGGTGTCACTAACCAAGTAACCAATTTGCCTACACAATTGGGTGGTAGTGATTCAGGATACATTGAAGTTGCCAATTATAACCCAGCTTTTGGTTTAACATTTACATTAGCATAGTTTATACATAAATAGGCATTATGATAGAAAAACTTGACGAATCAAATGCATTATTATATGCAGCAAAACATTATGATAACCCGCAATGTTTTGATACTCTTGAGTTCTACGAAGATCTTAGTAGGTTTAAGTATCTGAAAAGATTGTTTAAACGCTATGAAGAGACTGGTGAGTTAAAAGAAAGACTAATTATAAACCACCTGGTTGTAATTTATAATGTATTTGGTGTTGAGCCTGCTACAAGGCTATTATTTCTAAAAATGGACGGATTTTATCATTATCTCAAACCGTTTTTAGAAATGATGGGAACATTGCCGCTGATCGTAAAAAATATTGGCGTAACAAATAAAGACGTTATTTGTAGTAACATTGTTTCTGATCCTGACATAGAAAAGATTGTTAAACAAATATGAAATCATTCAAGCAATTTGTTAACGAAGAAGATGGTGGAATTCCAACAAACAACGCAAGCGGTGGCAACATTGCTGGCATTGGTGTTGGACCACAAGGTGAACCTCCAGGAATTCCTTTTGGTGGGGGACGTGCTTATGTAAGTTCAAAAGGAACAATGAAGACACAGCAAAAGCGTGGATATCGTAGGAAGCGCAAAAAAGAACAGCAAGACGTTGTTCCATTGTTACCAGCCTCTTCAATAATATTAGCAAGATGAACGACACGAAATTTCATAGATATTGGCGACCTGCAATGGGTTGGAGTTATCTAATTGTTTGTCTATGGGATTTCCTATTAGCTCCTTTATTTTTTACATGGTGGGCAGCCAAAACAAAAACCTCCTTTGAGATGTGGAAACCTCTGACACTTGCAGAGGGAGGATTGTATCATCTAGCAATGGGTGCAATTGTTGGTGTGACTGCTTGGTCACGAGGTCAAGAAAAAATTTCTTTTTCCAACAAGACGACCGCCTCTGAAGAACACCTAGACTAACCCTTGATTTAATTAAACTAGTGTAGTATGATTGCCCCTGTCTAGGGTCAGGAATTTATTATGCATTGGATTGATCAAAAATATGTTTTGTTGTTGAGCAACCGTCTACCTCTCTTTAAGAAGGTCGGTAACACTTCTTACAATTGTCGTTGTATTCTCTGTGGTGACTCAAAAAAGAATAAAACAAGAGCTCGTGGTTACTTACTTGGTGACTCAAAAGGGACAAGATACTTTTGTCATAATTGTGGTGCCTCCCTTTCATTGAAAAAGTTTCTTGGCCAGGTTGATCCTCTTTTGGAACAACAATATAGTCAGGAAAGATTTTTTGAGAAACGAAATGAAAAGATAAATCATACTCCCCTTCCACCTCCAGATGTGACAGTCATTGAAAAGCCTGACTATTTGAAAGCATTTGGAAGCCTTAAAAAAATATCTCAGCTCCCTCCAACTCACAAAGCAAAACGTTATGTTGAACAAAGATTGATACCGTCAAAGTTTCACTATAAAATATTTTTTGCACAAAATTTTGCTAAGTTTGTTAATGAAATCATACCAAATAAATTAAACGAGAAGAATCAAGAAGAAAGAATAATCCTGCCATTTCTCACTCGAGAAAAAAAGTTAATCGGCTTTACTGGACGGTCGTTAGACAACAACAGTTTGAGATACATAACAATCATGATCGATACTGAAAGCCCAAAACTTTTTGGTATTGATACTGTAGACTTTCAAAAGAAGATCTACATTACAGAAGGTCCAATAGACTCTTTCTTTATTGAAAACGGCATCGCAATGGGTGGTTCTGATATGTCCAAATCATTCAAGGCGTTAGATGTAGAACCTAGAAAATGTGTTATGATCTTCGATAATGAGCCGCGAAACAAAGAAATAGTTTCAAAGATTAGCAAGGCTATTGATCAGGGATTCAATGTTTTTATTTGGCCAGAAAAAATTAAATGCAAGGATCTAAATGAATTAGCATTAGATGGATACATAGTGCCCCAAATTAAAAAATTAGTAGATGATCATACATCTTGTGGAATTGAAGCAAAACTAAAACTACAAAGCTGGAAGCGGATATAATAAGGAATCACAATGAAAAATACTGTCCATGGTATTGAAGTAGACTATTCTCGTGACAAACTGTTTGATGAGCTTGGAATAAAACGGTTGCGAGAATCGTACATGAGGCCAGAGGAACAGTCACCACAAGAACGATTTGCATTTGTGTCTAATGCATTTGGTTCAAATAAGGAACACAAGCAACGTCTTTATGAATATGCTTCTAAACATTGGTTGAGTTATGCTACTCCTATTCTTTCTTTTGGTCGCAGTGAACGTGGTCTACCTATATCCTGTTTCCTTCCTTATCTTCCTGACAGTTCTTCTGGTCTTGTTGATACGCTTTCGGAAGTAAACTGGCTATCAATGTTGGGTGGTGGAGTTGGTATTGGTTTTGGTATTCGCTCTGCTGATGATAAATCAACCGGAATCATGCCTCACCTAAAAACTTATGATGCGTCTTCACTCGCTTATAGACAAGGTAGCACCCGTCGCGGCTCTTACGCTGCTTACCTTGACATTAGTCATCCAGACATTGAGCTATTTCTGGAGATGAGAAAGCCTACAGGCGATCCAAACTTTAGAGCTCTTAACCTCCACCACGGAATTAATATTCCTGATTCGTTCATGCAAATTCTTGAACGATGCATGTTGGATAAAGATGCTGACGATGGTTGGCAACTAATTGACCCACACAACGGTGAGGTCAAGGATACAGTATCAGCAAGAGCATTGTGGCAAAAGATTCTCGAATTGAGAATGCAAACTGGTGAACCATATCTTCATTATATTGATACATCTAACAGAAAGATGCCTGAGTTTCAAAAGAAGCTTGGACTATCGATTAAGCAGTCTAATCTTTGTTCTGAAATTATTTTACCTACAGACAAGAAGCGTACGGCTGTTTGCTGTCTCTCTTCTGTAAACTTGGAGTACTACGATGAGTGGAAGAAAGATCCTTTATTTCTTCGTGATATTGCAGAAATGCTTGATAATGTACTCCAGTATTTTATTGATCATGCACCCTCACCTATTCATAGAGCAAAGTACTCTGCTCAGCGTGAGCGCTCTATTGGTGTTGGTGCCCTTGGTTTTCATGCTTTTTTACAACGACACAACGTGCCTTGGGAAAGTGCCCAAGCGACAGGACTAAATGCTAAAATATTTAAACACATTAGGGGAAAACTGGATGAAGCTAATCATGAACTTGGCCGACTACGTGGAGAGGCGCCTGATGCACAAGGTACCGGTCTACGCTTTAGCCACCTTATGGCTATTGCTCCTAACGCTTCTAGTTCTATTATCATGGGGAATACTAGTCCTTCTGTCGAACCATATCGGGCTAACGCA